GTCCAAAGCTTGGTACGGGTTGGGCTGGAATTGTTCATCATTGCCGCCACGCTTGCCTCGTCGTTCATCAAGGAAATGGGCCTGCATCATAGTGCATTCCCAATTGTCGTGCCAAATGACATCTTTGCCTAATAAAAAAATCAACCATTCACATTCAAAAGGAGCATTGTGGGCAATGATGGTGGTTTCATCTGAAAGCAAATCCATCAAGCCCAATTTGATCGTATCCTTGTCAATATCTGACCACCCTGATTTAGGGTGATCTAAAGCAAAGGCGAAGTTGGTATCTCCAAAACTGATAGCTACGGTCAAGACTTTGGCGTCCTTGCCATAGGGTCGCAAGTGGCTGGTCTCTAAATCAATGGCTTTTTCAGGTGCCTTGCGGGCTTCACTGATAAGCTTTAGTAAAGCGCTTAGCATGGTACGGGGCGTGCCATTAAAGCGCTGTATGCCTGCCCTAGCCGCTTGTGGCGTGTCAATTGTGGGGGTTGGCAGGGTATTTGTCAGTGAAACGGCTCGCGCTACGTCAAATTTGAGGCAATGCCCTAGTTTGCTACGAAGTGGCTGGGCGTCATCATAGGCGGTATCAATGATGTATTGAGGATGGTAGGTAGGCAAAAACCAGCATTTATGAGACCCTACTTGTACGGCAAAGACACGCCCTCTCAGGCCTATCATGTCACTGCTTTTCAGCATCCATTGCAACGGCAAGATGCCAAGCCCTACTATGATTTTGGGTTTGGCTTGTTCAATGGAGCTGATTATGAGTGACCGACAACATTCCATGGGGACCCAGTCGGGTCGAAGTGATTCAGTAAAATGGCTCCCGTAATCCCTAATAACGTTATCAAACCCAATACCATCAACATCATCACTAACATCGCGAAGCACTCGAACAAGGATTTTTCCAGCTGCACTCGAAAACGGCTTCCCTTTTTCATCATCTTCATGATTAGGTTGATCTCCTAAGAAGTAGATATTGGCTTGATCAGGTAAAACAGGTGCCATCTTTGGCGTGTGATTATCAACTTTATCTAAAGGGCATGCCTTGCAGCCTAGTCGGTTAAGGCTGTCTTTAGACGCTTGACCGGCCTGTGTTAGCTTGGCCGGTGTGCCTCCACGTCTTGCAGGTTTGGCTTGTTCCTTGGTGAAGAAAAAACTCACTAATTTAGCCTCATGACATATTGCTCACGAGCTTAAATACGTCAGGGGCTTCAAGGATAACACATTTTTCATGGAAAGATATTTGCTTACAAGATTTAAGGGCGTTTTGTAGATGACTAGCGTTAATATTGGCTACCACATCTGAATGCCCTTCTAGTTTGAAATCATCTTTGATTTCACCCATATGGGTTTCGGTCAGCAACGTCATCTTGCTATTAACAATCGTGACGACGGTCTTTTGGCTTTCAGGATCAGCCAATACACGGGCACGAGACAATGCTTCTGAAAAACCATTAGGTATAGGCAGATCAGGTGTAGCCTTACGATTGATAGTGTCTTTGATCAATTTCACAAAATCAATAGGTTCCTTGATTTCAAGTATACGCCCATACACAGTCCATTCTCCAAAATTAACCATTATCCATTCATCATTGAAATAAAGGGTACCTGATGTCATTTCCAATGTTGACCATAGTTTGATAGCAGCTTCACAAAATGCTGTTGGCATCAGCACTCTGCTTTTTACTTTGACTTTGTTCTTCAATTTGATACGGGTCAGGCAGTCACCATTGCAGGAATACATCAGATCATTTTCAAGGGTAATGCCTAACAAAGCAGCTTGTGTGGTATCTGATGAAACAGTTTCCAAACATAGTCTGATGGCTTCATTGAAGCTTTCAGTGTAGGGAATACTAAAATTCCATTTATCCTCAGGTTCATTGAACAAGAAATTCTCTTCAGGCTGAAATGGGAGTTTACTGATGGTTTTTTCAAGCTTGAAAATGGCGGTATCACGTTCAAGCGACAATGTTATTGTCTCAGCTTTACTATTGGATAGAAGCCCAAGCAACGTATTGCCATGAATACCAAATGTTTCCTCAATCTCTGCTGGTCCTATAATGGCTATGGTATCATTATAGGCTGATACAAATCCTCCATCAAAAGTGAAGCATTGAAAGATTGGAATCATGTTGGTGGGAGCTAAAGCAGATTTTACAAGTTCAAGTGTTTGGACTAGCTCAGCTCTGTTCATTTGTTTGGGCCTACTCTGTTTATCCATGGGCTTTTTGAGGCTCTTAATCCATGTTTCAGAACTTCACGTCTCCATGGTACAAAACGACCATGAATGTTGATAGGATTTCCGTATTTTCTGCCTTCAACTGTAAAATACAAACCCCATTCTTTATTGGCTATCCATATTAACATTTTTTCAGTGTTATTTGTTAATTGAAAAATTTCACCACTGGAATGGACAAGACAGTTCCAATTTCTAGGGCGGAACTTTAAACTTACTAGTAATCTCCACTTGTCATATTCAAATTGCTGTCTTTCAGCTTTCCGGCGTTTTAAATATGAGTAGATTTTCGTGGCGTGGTACCAGTTTTTGGCCTTTCCAAGCATTGGAAGCTCTCACTGCTGCTGATGCGAAGTTTTTGGACAGGATGATATTCTGCCAATATAGGAAGCCTGCTTCACGGAAGTTTTCAACTGTATCAGAAGGAAAATCAACCAACTCACCGTTTTTGTCCCTGAACAATCCCACAATGATACATACAAAAGCACCGGGTTTCATTCTTTCTCGATGCGCTTGAGCGCATAACCACATGCGAGCATTGAACTCTGTGTAATTATCAAGATTGCTGAGATCGTCAGACTGATCACTGTATTTTTCCAAATTAAAATAAGGAGGGCAGGTAATAGCGCAATCGAAATACTGAGGAGTGCGTAAAAGGCAGCCATCCCCTTTGACATAGGTTACTCCTTTAAGTTCCAATCTTTTGAGGAGGGCTTCATTTTCGTTGATTTGTTCCTGACGAATTTCAAAACCTGTATATAAATGACCCATAATAGCAGACACAAGGCCACGGGGAGGACCGCCAGCAAAGGAATCGAGTATATGAGAACCTCTAGGGCCAGCATATCTGACAATAATCATCTCCATCAATGGGGCTGGGAACACACTATGTGTTCCTGTGTAAATTGAGTTGTGATCAGCCCGGAAGGACTGATTACGGGTACCACTATGGCCAGTTTCATCTGTCAACCTGCGCCAGTCACGGACCCGGCGTTTGATAATTTCATCCACTTGCCAGATAGTAGTAGTGGTGCTGAACCAATCCCGGCCCTGTGAGGGCCTGACATAGGCCTGCTGTGGCGTTATGAGCAAAGGACGGCTATGTTTCAAAACCTTACCGCTGGCCTTGTCTAAACGCTTAAACAGCATTTAATGCCCCACATGAAATCCGCCACAAAACTTGCAGCGATAGGGGTGTATATGATGCCTTTTCGCGTGACGAATGGCGTCATATACATTTCGATGACGAATTTTACCTGTACATGATTTACGTCGGACATTTCTCTTGCTGGCCATATTAGTCATCCCAATAGTAGCGGCGTGAAGGGGGCGGCGGTAATCGGAAGGGGGGCATACCGGGTGTACTTCTATCATATGGGTCACCCCATTTAGGTCCTCCACAATCACCATAATAAATACAAGGCACCATTTGAGGACCATAGCGACGTGGGCGTGGTTCATAATCCCTGCGATTTCTGTTCCACATTGGCGGACCAGGATAATCATAATCATATTGCGCCTGTGCAGGTACAGTCAGGATTATCAACATTGTTAGAGCTAAGGTATAGCGCTTCATTTAGTTTCCTTTTCGTTAAAGTAGGGAGGCTGGCTGGTCGAGATAGAAACTAACCAACCCCCCTCTTATTAGCCCGCCTCGGGGGAAACGGGCCAATTCAGTTTAAGCCTTAAAAGGAGAATGAAGTTCTTTCATTCTGGCTTTGTAATTTTGGATTTTCTTTTGATAGTCAGGATCAGCGAGTTTCACTTGCTGAACGTATTGGCATTGTGCTTGCCAAGCTTTAATACGTTCGGGGTTGCCATCATACCAAACTTTGGCAGCTTCCAGCCATTGTGCATATGCCTGCATGAAGTCTTGCGGTGAAGTTTCATCCTTTGAGAAACGCTCCACCATGCTCTCGATAGATTTCCAGTCTGGTTCAGAGCCGCCATAACCTTTAAGGGGGCCATAGCACATGGTTTCCATTTGTGCGTAGGGGACACCCCGCATGCAGCCGTAGGCAAGGTGGCTGGTACGGGCATCTGTCTTCAAACCCTCACGGTGCCATCGGTGTGACCAAAAAGCTCTTTCAGCATAAGCTTGAGAACGATCACTGTGATGGATTGCCCTAATATCAACTGATTGTTTTTGTCGGGCATACCTTGCCTTGTTTTTCCATTTTTCTTCCTGACGCCTGATGTACGTCATTTCGGCAGCAAGAGTGAACACTTTGACTTTAAGATGTGATTTCATTTTCTGTTCCTAGAGGTTTGGGTTTATGGGAACTATTCTTAGGCCTCTAGGAGGCCCTCTTGGTAATCTACCAAAAATGGATCATGGCCTACCTCTTTGCCTTGCGGTTCATCGAACCGGGTTGCCGGTACGCTGCTGGATTGCTTCCGTGTGGAAGCGATTTTAGCGTGTTTGAATGAGCAATTTTCCGTTCATTCAGAACTTTTTGTCTTTTACGCAGTATTTTACCCATGTATTCTCCATTGATGCAGAGTAGGGGAATTGAACCCCCACCACGCGGGGTTAGAAGCCCTATGGTCCGCCAAGGCCCTGCTTACTGTTTTTTAGCTTCATCTTTCTCTTCAGAAGACCAATCCATGGTGGTACCAGTAGCAGCATAGTCAGCACGCTTCTGGCTCATTTTACCCATGGTATTTCTTAAGTTCCTTGTTGAGGAATTCACGGTTTGTCCTGCAAGTCCACCATAGGAAGCTGCTTGTGCTGCATTGTCGAAATTGGCACCGAGGAAAATCACCTGCCAACCTTTGGCACGGCAACCATCCAGCATTTTCTTAACGGCAATGGTACCTTGCTGACCCGGTAGTTCCTTACTGTTATTTTCTGCACCATCCGTCATGATGATAAGGGCTAGTTTGTCGTATTTGCCAGCTGTTGCCAAGTCTACGATTTTGGCTGTTGCATCATTGAGGGGTGTCATGCCACGAGGCTCAGCATCTTTGTTACTGACAGGCCGCCAAGTCTCGGGAGTAATGCGGTCACGAATAATGTCAAATTGTAGCCTGTCACCTCCGTCAAAGGTTGCCAGAGTAACGCCGGTATCCACCTTTTTAGTTGCCAAATCCTTGACATAGGTGTTGATGGACCCAAGGGCTTCATCCCATTGAGATGCCATGGAGCCAGATCGGTCGAGCAGAATAAAATCATGCTGATACGTCATTGTTACTTCGCTTTCTTTTTTGCTGATACTGCTTTTCCAGTGGCTTTTTTACCAAGATCATCTTTGTGAGTAAGCTTGATAATATGACCTTCTTTTTCCATCTTATGGCCTTGAGCAGCGCAACGGCTTAAGATGTTGTAGTAAGTGCCCCCTAGCTTTCGCTTGACTTCAGCTGCGGTGGCACCTTGTTCAAATAAGACCAAAGCTTGAGAATTTTTACTGCCCTCCATGCAACCCCATTTATCAAGGATAACGTCCTCATCACTATGGAGTGGATGAACTCTATTGGGGGCTGATTTTTGAGGTTTTTTACGTTCTGGGCTTGGAATTTGTTTGGCAAACTTCTGGTTTTTTTGAGGTTTACGAGCTGCTTTGTCTTTCTTTAAGACCATGGTGGTAATACTCTTTAGCAAAGGCGGTTCTTCAGCCTCAACTTCTTCATCCTCAGCGTCAGTATTTTCATCGTGAGGAAGTTCATTATCATCTTCAGATTCATCACCGTTTTCAAGAACTTCACCTGTTTCAGGATCAATATTATCTTCATAATCTACATCAGGGGTGTCAGGATCAGCCTCACCTGTGGTAGGATCTAGCTCGTCGAAGTCAACTATTTCTTCATTCTTTGAATTATGAGCTTCGACTGCTGCATTTACCCAAAAGGCAGTTTCATCTGTCAATGCGTCAAAATCATCGTCAGTTAGTTTAGCTACAGCGTTCAGGATGGATTTGAGGTAATCTTGCCGATTGGCATATTTTTGACGTGCCTTGTACCCGGTAGCTTCTATTAGCTCACGTTCAATGTCGTGCATTTTACCCTCGGAAATTAGGAGTTGGCGAAGTAGTTTCGCAATTCACCAACAGGGTTGGACAGTGACAAAGAAAAGCGCCTTTTCAAGCGCATATTATGATTTTCTCTCTGGTGCATTGTCCTAGTTGGTCTATCCAGCTTGAGCCTAACTCTACCGGTCGTCAAGGCCTGCAGAACAGTTTTTAGCTCATCTGGCAATTCATCTAGGAGCAATGACAGATGCCCATAATTAGGGGTGCCTTCTAAGTGCAATGCATCAAGAATGTCATCAAGGAAAACATTTTGGTCAATGACTGATCTTTGCTTTATCTTAGTCTTATCAAGGAACATCCTATTCAACGAGGTTCTATACAAGGCAAAAAAATGCCGCATATCATTTACAATAGGATATTTCTTTTCAAGGGTAAAAAATAATACTCTTGCATCCTGCATGATGTCGCTGAATTCCTCCATTCTATCAAAACGCCAGAGATTTTTATGAACCTGTTTTATGGTCCAATATTCAACTTGTTTCGACCAAACAGGGTGCCATGATAACTGGGAACGTTTCTTCATTTGTAATGCCCCTTGGGAAGTGGGGCGGTAAAATTGTCAAAGAGTAAGCCTAGAAGTCAATGCCACTAGAACTTGTGTGTTTTTTGCTTGGCTATACCTTTAATGGAGGGATGGCCGTATCTTCGGAGAAGATTAGATAATCCACCATCACCCCACCAACCTTGAAATATTTTAGTTGCTAGATAATCTAAATCTTCAGATTCTAATTCACCCGGATCATCATAGCCATCAGGTAAGTGGGCTACCTTGGCACCAAGCCATTCGGCTAAATCAACAGCTGGTCTATCTGCTCCTCGGTCAAACAAAATCCATGTTTCATCAAAGTTTTTCTTTAATGTTCGAAGTAACGCTATTTGACTGATTGTTACAGAGGTTCCAAAAGTGCATGTGGCTCTAACTAATAGAGTGCTCAGTTGCCTGTGACTATCTATTCTAATGGCATCAAATGGGCCTTCAGTAACAATTAGTCGATGGCCCCCATATTTTAATTGATCATAATTGAATATAAAAGCTTTGACATTCTCAGAACTGGCAAGATACCGAGGGGCATTTTTAGGCGTCCCTATGGCACGGCTAGTCCAGCCAATTAGCTCTTCACTGTGTTTGATAGGCATGATGATCCTATCCTTGTATTTGCCTGTAAGAGCACAACGGAGATCATACCTATCAATGATATCTTGAGGATTTTCATAACCACGGTTTTGTAAGTATTTAAAGAAACGTTGCGTGATGCCACGTGACTTAATGAGATTAAAATCCTTGAATTGTGGTCCGTCTTGCTGACGTCTAGTTTGCTTGACTATATCCTCGTCATGCTCAATGACACCTCTGTTGTCAGCTTCAAGAACAGCCAATGCCGCTTCTAGCGTATCAGGGTCACTATGGCTGTATTGCTTGACGATAAATCCAGCTTGTGGGTTTGAGCAGCCAAGGATGGCTTTGACAAGGGTACGAGATGATTTCCCACGGTGGTTGCTATCTCGGTGACAGCCCCATTTTTCACTTTGAAGGTTAATGCCCAAGTGCTCGGAGGGGTCCTCATCGGCGCACATTGGGCACTGAATAGAGACTTCACCTCGTTTGGTGTTAGGCCCGCGAGTGACATAGTGAATGTTATTTTCATCCAGAAACCTTTGCCACTCCATTTTGTTTCTCCGCTTTTTTCTTATAGTAGAATTTTAATGCTGTGTTGATTAGCCTAGCTCTAAATTCAGGATCGTTTTTATAGCGGAACCGTATTCGTGCAGCTTTACAAATTTTACACGCACGATATTTTCCCTTTTTAACCTTAATCCATTGCACATTACTGGCAATGAAAGGATGCCCTCTTTTACAACGATCCATTTTAATGCCTCACACCAAAACCAACTTTCCTCACTTCGCTTGTTTTACCCTGATTGAACAATTCAGCCAAGCTATAGCTAGGGTCAGGTTTTTTGGCAGGGGGTGACATTCCACCCGCTTGAGCAGCGGCTTGTGCTTCGGTATAATTAAGCAACCGTGTATGCAGGATACCAAAGCACCTGCCGGGGCGCATCAAGGCATCATCCACATTTTGAAAATCCAAGATATTGGTGGTGAATACCATTTTCTTGTTTGGTATCTTGATAAGGCCATCTGAAATATTGAGGAACCTAGACATCAGTCTGTTCCCATCCCGTTCACGGGTGGTCAAGACTGTATCAGCATCCTCAACAATCATAATGTCGCCACCCATATGATCAGCTTCTCCATTCATGGTCGGCACGCCATCATTTTCCCCAAACAAAAAAGCCTGAAATGGACTATCACGCTCCATTAAACGCTCATCGTAAATGATATGGGCGCTCAGCTTATATTTAGTAATAAGATGCCGCAGCAGCGTGGTTTTGCCAGTTCCCGGCGGTCCTGTAATCAAGAGTACAGATTCATTGGAATGCATGTAATCTTCAAGATACTGCTCAGGGTCTTCCAAACCGGGATAGTACTCCTTCAGTATTTTGTCACCTGTAGGAGGTAGATAAAATTCACGGGTATCTTCACCATGCTTGCCAATGAACCACCATTTGATGACTGGCAAGTGATCACGGGAAAAATCCTTTCCAATTTGATAAAGTAACCCATCAAGATAGTCAGGGTGACCTGTGATATCTATCTTATATTTACAAACATCTCCGTAATCTTCAATATAAGTCCAAATCAATATTGGCATTGCTTTCCAATGCCCAGTGATAACAACGGTACGGCTATCAAGAGGCATTGTTATTCTTGCTTCAGTGAGATAGGATTTAAGCTTGAGTATCACACTTCGTTTTGAGTTTGTTTGAGTACTCAATGCTACTTCATATTTGCTAAAGAAGAAATCCCCTTCATTGTCAGCAATAAACTGCTGACTGATTTGCTGCCATAAGTTCGCATCTTGTATGACAGTATGTTGCATTTCATACATATTCTTCATAGCTTTTGTACGCCCTTTAGAAGTTGATCAAGCAATCTTTTGCCTTGCATGTTTGCATAGAAGATACGTTCATCAACAGTACCCTCCATGAATGGATCTATGATCCAGACTGGTTTGGTTTGCCCCGCACGATAGATCCTCTTTTCGCCTTGTTGACGGTTGATCGGTGAATCTGGTTCTTCAAAAAAGAACATATAATTCGCGTGTTGAAGGTTGAGGGAGGTGGAACCAGATTGGTCGTTAAGAACCAAGACCCGGCAGTTGTCATCATCCCTAAACCGTCTAAGTTCCCCGAGTACGTCTTTTTGACCTGACCAGATTCTTGCGTGTCTGATTTTCCGGGTTTTAAGACGCTCACTGATAAGGTGATTAGTGTGCACGAAATGATGAAAAACCACCATTTTGGACGCATACGCCATTGCATCAATGTACTCCTCAAGCAAGTCAAGTTTGGGGTTGGTGTCAAATGCCACTTTGATTTTGGTGTTATTTTGACCGTCCACGGTCATAAAGCCTGACGCCAATTGCCTTAGTTGCATGTAGCTGGCTTCTGCTTGTCGGGTACCACCTGCTTTCAAGGCAATGATGAACTCTTCAGCAGCCTTGCTGATGTAGCCTGCCATGGCGGTAGGAAGTGGTACCTTACGCTTGATGTACCGTTTGGCAGGCAGATCATGCATTTCACTGGCCGCATAGTGGATGGAACTATGTTTGATGATCTTGTTAAGAAGTGGCATTTTTGCCTTCTCAAACACGTATTCGGGGAAGCCTGAAAAGTGACCTAGCTGCTTCTTGAAAAAAGCTTCCTGAAACAGCCCTTTAGTTTCCCCTAGTGTTTTACCAAAATCAATCAAGTGGAACTGTGCCCAGATGTCCCCCACATCCTTGCCAAAGGGCGTACCTGACAACCCCATACCGTATTCGCATTGAGCACTGATAGTACGACACATTCGGTAGGTAAGAGAGTTGAGATTTGAACACTTATGTATTTCATCCGCCACAAAGGTATTGAAACCTTCAAAGACTTTTCGGGTGTTGTTTGGGTCAATGGTCCAGCCTTTTTTCTTAGGGTGCTCTTCTGAGAGCATGGCTACGGCACTTTGATAAGCTATGACAAAAAGATCTCCCTCACGTTCTTCAAGAACGCGAAGGTTTTGTGTTGTGGTACCTATCAGAGGCACTAATTTCAAAGTTGGGGTGTGCTTCTTACACTCTTCAATCCATGTATCCACGGCGGACACATATGGCACAAAGACAATGGCTAGGGGGTGCTCATTCATCAGCTTGCGCCTGAGGATAGAATACAAGGCTATCAGTGTCTTGCCGCCGCCCATGTCTATGTGAAGCATAAATCGCTTCAATTCAATGACAAGCAGGAGGCAGACTAGTTGGTGGGTCCATAAATTTTCAAAACCCGGCAAATACTTGATGTCTGCCGTTAAGTCTTCTATTAAAATCGATCGTTTGCAACCCTTGAGCCAATCATGGTTATCAAGTTGACGTTCAAGGAACTGTTTTACGACCTTCTTATTGATCAATTACAAACTCTCGCCTTTGCTGACATTCACACAGTCAAATTTTACAGCTATCTTGCCATTTTGGTTTGCTGCCCAGTTTTCCATATATTGGGTAGCTGCTTTACCTTGATCGGTTTTGAGGTACTCAAGGCAATCATCCTTGGACATGAACTCTTTGTTATTTGAGATAGTGTGATAGGGTTCACTGGCTGGAACTCCATTCGTTACTAAGAACAACAAAGCTACTAGCTTAATCATGGCACTCTCCTTCAGTTGGGTCTGAGAATTTTCTTGGCCGTATCTCCCATTTGACCGTTCTTGTGAGCGTTTTGCAACAATTCATAGAAATCAGTCGGGGGCATCGGAAACAGGCCTGCATCCTGCACCAGAATTTTCCCCTCTTCTTCAAACATGCAAACTACAATGCAAGCGGAAGCATGGAGCTTCCGAGTGATTTGCTTGGCTTCTTTGGTCATTTGAACCAAAAGTTCAGCTTTATCGCGAGCTGTCAGTTTTTTAGGTTTCAGCCCGTCATTGGCCATTTGTCATTCATCCTTAGAACTTTGACGATACGGACGCGTAATTCGTCATTGGCTAATAATTTATGCGCCATCCATCTGAACATAGGAGGAAGATCAGTCCATGGTGTACCTTGAAATTGTTCAAGACGACCATCAGCATCAATTAACAGAAGAGCCAATGCCAGTTTCTGAGCAGGTACATCTTCATCAGCTTCCCTCAGTTTAACAGCGTCAACTTCATTTAGCATTCTAGACATGTTCCTCTTTCCTAATTTTAGCTAATGCACGTTGTGCAGTTTTAATTTCTCTTGAAGTATTCAAACCAGCTATACGGCGTTTGGCACGTAAAGTGCGCAACTCATGCAGCCACCAATAGCGTAGTCTAAAGTATTCTGGTGTAGGTGTAGATAGTTTAAGTCTGATCCTCTTCACCGTCACGGCCTCCAGTTGGCAAGTTTGACCAATAGTTGGCACCGTTCATGAATATAGAATCAACAACGAATGTTCCCATTGCGTAATTTTGTGAGATAATCAAGGTAATTTTATCTTCGTCATTTCGACCGCCTGCTACGTGGAGGCGTGCCAAACCCATTTTATGTTCAGCTACGGTTTGATTATACGTAATGATGCAATCGGCATGGGCAATCTTGCTCCATGCCTCTGCCACATGGTCAGAACCCACATTTTTGGCTTTTTCAGATAGCCTATTGCCTTGACTGACCACGGCACCCGCCATGTTGCGGGATACCAACAGACCACGGATATCCTTGTATATTTCATCTATGGACAGACGATAGTTGTTTTTATCCACATTCATAAGATCAGGATAATCAATAATAAGTAAATCAGGAATAAAACGTTCATTAGACTCCAGATTATCCAAATAGGCTTCCAATTGACGAACGCTGAGGCTGCCAGTTGGAAACTGCTTGACAATAACATTATCGAGTAGACGAGGACCAAATCTGTCAATTTTCTTTTCCAGTCTTTTTCTGATATTAGGATCATTCATGTACAGTTTGGGTCTTATCTCGATCTCATCTAACCCCACTAACCGACCTAGCTGGTCGCGTTCAAACTTGGTTACCAGCTGTTTCTCATTACGCTTGGACATGGCGAACAAAGCTTGCATGTAACGCTGCGCTGACCTATCCTCGGACATCTCAAGCGTGATATGCACGACACGTAACCTGTGCAAGATGGCCATTTTAGCCAGTTGGATAAGCATCCATGTCTTACCACGCTTTGCAGCTGCAATGTACAACCACAGTTCTTTACGGGTGGGGCCAAACCCTCGTTTGTCCAACTCTGGTATGCCTGTGGGAAAACAGTGGTTACCTTGGTCTAAGAAATCCAATACCCGATCTCGATTTGATAGCCGCAGGCCGGGATCAAACACAGACGCCACTTGATGCCGTGATGCATTAATCAGCTTTTCAGCTTCTTCAAGTGAATCGTCTGTGTCACGCTGCAATGCCTTGGCCAGATCAATGGCTATGGTGCGCAAGGATTGACGCTTGATGAAATTTTCTAACTGCCCCATGACGTAGGGAGCATTAATATTTTCAGATTGTCCGTGAATACTCATTAAGATATCCTCGTAAAGGCTGGCTTCACGAGGGTTCTTTTTGTTTTCAAGCTTGTCAGCCATCAGATCAGCAATGTGATCCTTGGGGGCTTTCTTGTAACGATCACAATAATCATAAACACGACGTGAAATTTCCCTAAATGGGCCACCCCACCATTCTGGCTCAATTAAGTTTCTAATTGTGTGACAATGTTCATCAGAATATGTCAGTAAGACAATTAGATTTTCTTGTATGGCTGATAAATTGACAGTCATTTATTGCGGGATACATTTGATGCTTAGCATACGAGGATTATAGCCTCGTATTTTAACCACTCGAGTAGCTAACTGAACACAATGGGCTGACGAAGCAGCATTCAGCTGCATAGTAATAGGCCGATCCGGCACCACTTGGCACGTCATGCCGAATGACAGACAATAAATGATAAGTTTGAAGTGCACTACGCATTCCTTTTGCTGAATATTTTCAGGATCATATGCCCCATATTGTTTTTCAAATAGTTGGGGAAAGCATTGTCCACTATTTCATATATACGGGGCAGGTTGTGCACCAGCATTCCTATGGATGGGGTTACCCCATGTCGTTTAAGGTCATCAGCTATCAAACTGAATATCATTCTTAAAAAACCTGTTTGAACAATTTTGTTGCTATCCCAGCCTTTGAAATGTTTATCAAAAAAAAGCAGTAAATCAGGAAAATGCCTTTCAAACTGACTGGCAAGGTTAGTGGGCATGTTTGAATAGGGCATAGGGTGGCTTATGGTGGCTGCCAGTGCGTCAAACAAAACCTGTTTAGTATCACTCATGCCTTGTGTTGGGGCCAATAACTGGCCTGACATGGCATGCACCATTGCTAGGTCAGCTTGGCTCAGATTAGGAAGCGCCCCCAATATTTGATCTTTAGTTAGAGGCATTGGCTATTCCTAACAGCCTATGGATTCGTTTATGACATTCTTCACATCTAAGTTCACATTTTTGTAATTCAGTTAATAACTTTGCCGTTGGTTGAGTATACCTTCTTGTAATATCAAATTCTTTTATATTTGGGTCTTTATGATGAAATTCTAAATTAGAATCTGAACCACAAATGACGCATTTACCGCCTAATATATTTCGTAGTTCTGTCCTTTTACGATAATAATGCCTTAAGGCACGGACGCGACCCAGTTCTTGTGCACTTTTCCCCTCTTTATTGATTCTCATTTTGGCAGCTCCAATCTGATTCGAACAGATGTCTACGGAGTCAAAGTCCGTTGTCTTGACCAGCTGGACTATGGAGCTGTGCCTCACGCCAGTTCTTAATTTTCTGACGAGCACGGTGCAAACGTGTTTTGAATGTGCCAATAGGGATACCCAATTCCTTGGCTCCTTTTTTATAGGAAGTGTCAGGGTTATCCCTGACATAAAGCAAAACCTCATACTGGTGAATGGAAACAAATTTCAAGGCGGTGATATAGGGAGCATCAGCCCCCTTCAAAAAGAACCGATCACTGATCATTGACAGGTTCTTGTGCTGACAGCAGGGCAATACCTACGGTTTGGACAATGGTGTAGAGTTCGTCATCACTGACTGCTCTTGAAGCAATTTTGGAATATTCTTCAAGAATGATACGTGCCGCCGCAACACCGGCAGTCATCATGGCAGGAGTTAATCTAGGCGTTGGCATTTTTACTCTCCTTAGCCGTAGTTGTCTTCCATATCATCAAGCTTAGCACAAATCTGCTTGAGCTTCTCCTCCAAGTCATCATTGTGGGCAAGCTTAGCCCACTCCTTGTTTGCACGCACCAAGATCATCAGGATCTCAATTTCGGCATCAGTCAGCATTTCAGCTCTCCATGTTGTAGGTTTCATCTAAAAGTTTTAGGTATTCGGCAATTGGCACCCACTTGGTGGGGACTACAAAACCGGGTAGCCACCAGCCCTGCATCGAGTCAAAGTCAGGCACCAAGATGGACCATCCATCTCTACCTTTGGCTATTCTGGCTACTATCCCCGGCAAAGTTGTATCTAGGGTAGCTCCTTGACTTCCATCCGCAGCAGCAATGCCACCAGCGGCAAATAGCGGGAATAACGCACGTCGACTAAACTTCGGCATAAGACCTCCTGATAAATTGAAGCAGTAGTGGATAGTTCAGTGCTTTTTCCAGCTTGAGCAGGTGATGCAGGTAAATACGCTGCTTGCCCGTTTCCATCCTAGCCAAGTAAGGCCTGCTAATCCCAGTCTTGGCTGCCAATTGCACTTGGGTCATCCCCAAGTTCACCCTTTGCGTCACGATCATCTTGCTTAATTTGACGTAAATCGGCTCGACGCTTCTGCTTGATGGCAAGCTTTTGTTGCTCATGGTACTCCCTTTTGATTTGATAGATTCTAAGCATGGTCTCTCGGTGAGGACCAACTAAAGCCAGAAGTTTGTTTTTGAGGTCTTCTGTCAATTCAAGCTGATCCCAGTGTCCTGGACACGGATAATCCACTCCTATGGCTTTAGCTAAGAAGTAGGATGGATGTCTCTTGAAGTTTTCATCATTTTTCCCCTTACCAAATGTGTCTCTTGCTGGTTTCCAATACAGAGTGAATTCTTCATGTGTCATCTTGACAAGCTTCCTTCTACTCATCCCATATTTCAACATCACCAACATAGACTTTAGCAATTTCATAATGTTGAAGATATTTACATTTCCGACATTTATCCCAATATTTAAAATAATAAGAGTTAGATTGTGGAATCCAATTTTTACTATGTTGATAACGAATCATCTTACTTCTACATTTTCTACAGATATTTCCATGTCCTATTGAATTTCTCTGTTTGTCTTTATACTGTTTCATCTATAGACAACTCCTACTACCCTACAATCAGATACAGCTTTGCCTAGCAACGACAAAGCTGTGTCTCCATCAGGAAGCACGGACATGCCTAGAAAACCATTTGATTTGGTAAGCTGGGGTTGTGCGGTCAGCTTTTACTTCTTACTTAGCCTCGAAGGCTCAACGCAGCAAGATACTTCCAAGAAGTCAGGCATGTTAGAAAAGTATCCTGCTTGAGGGTTCCAGCGATGGAGAGCCCTCTCCCATGCAACATTGCTATTGCACTTTTATTAGTAATGGATGCCCTTCCACAGATTCACCCACGGTCTTGTTTTCCATGGAGTCGGCCCAAACCGAGGGCTGGCTATGGCCAGCTAACTTGTTACCGAAGGGGTCTGGACTCGGGGGCGGAGGTTGGGTTATTTAGACCCTAGCTGCCGCGAGCAGCGAATCTCAGATAATTGGTAACGCAAGTTATCTGACGAAGCCGTCCAGCTTCTAACTGGGCGGCTTCACATTTCGTACCCCTCTTCATTATTGTTGTCAAATCGGGTTATTTGTTCAGGCTATATATCCACCTGACCACGTTCTTGGCTGCCTTGAGATGATAAAATGGAGTTTTCCATTCTCCTGCCTCAAGTTTTAGATAGTGATAGTGTCTGAGGCCTAACTCACCGGCCATAGCTTTGGTGTTCAGGCCCACCATGGTTCTGATACTTTCAAGGGTTTCGCCCTTTTTGACAAAGCTTGCCTTGTCGATATCATCTACCATGATTATATCATCTTATAATTAAGCAATGCACAAAGGATACTGATGGCCAAGATAGCCACATTGGCCAACACCATGAAGGGTTCGTTGAAGATGATACTGGCCACCATTAGAATAATAGATAGGGTGGCAACCACGAGGCTGGCGTTGAATAGCAGTTTGGCAGGTAGCATGAGCTTTTTCCTCATGTTTGAAGTCAAATAAAAAGCCGGAGGCAATGAAGCCCCCGGCCCTAGTTTCAGTTAGCCGCCGAATCAGGCGGTAATGTTCTCGTCGCTGTCAGCATTGTCATCAGTAGTGTCCATGAATGCTTTGGCAAACGCGTCATCATTCAGGCTGTCCGGATTTACCTCGCCGCTGTTGACTGCCTTCAGCACCTTGGCTGCGTTGCTGCTATAGCTGTCATCATCGAGGTTGGCCAGATCGTCGACGCAGCTGTCAATGGCTGCCTTTTCTTCGTCATTGATCAGCTTGGCCTTGTGCAAGTCAGCCACGGTGCGGTGCTTGGCCTCGTCATAGCCGTTTTCAGCCGTCAGCTTGTGCGACAGATGCGGCATATGCTTGTCAATCACCCTTTTGAGAAGCTTTGACATTTGGTTCTCTTCCTGTTTATGAGCTCCTTGAGTTAGCAAAAGCGGGGCGCTCATACCCCGCTTCTGTATATGGCGGGTACCCGCCATATTTCTACTGGCCCGGTTTGGGCCAAAATTTGAAACGGTCAGCCTGCCCTAGCTGTATGAGCCTAGCGCGGGCAAGGGTAGCGCCATGCGGCCCAGCCAGTACCCTAAGCAACCTTTGCCTAGCCGCACCACGGGGCGCGCTACCGCGCTGTATGGCCATGTAAATACAGCCCGCCGCATTGCTACGGCCTTGCGCATTATAAGTGTGGTATCCAAGGCAGAGCCGCAGAGCTATAGCGGCACCACGGTGGTAACCAGAGCGATACCATGTCATGGTCAATCCATTTATGGCACTCTTAACGATTCGTTCTCGTCTTGGAATGATGGCCATTGCTGGCATATTGAGCAGCGCATCCCTCCATAGCTCGCGCCACTCCTTTGAGGCATGATAACGCATGAGAATTTCCTAAGGGAAGAAGGGACTGCGGACCGGGAAAACAGGAGGAGAATCCTAAAAACCCAGCCCGCACCCTTGCTAAGTCAGTCCTAGAGGAAACTGACCGCAAACTGCATGATGGTCACTCATTCAAAGTTTAGAGCAAAACAAAACAGGCTTCAAGGGACTGTTTTGACAAACGCTGACTGTTCACCGACCACGGCAAAAATCAGGTATCGGCCACCGCTGATGGTTTGTCTTGTTTTGGCTAATGCTTCGGCATCTGCCAATGTGTGTACTTCATCGCGAGCCACGTGGCCTACGCCATCTTTTTTGACTACGGTGAAGTAATCGGCGTTCTCTGTGAACCACGCATCACGTTCCTGATAGGTTTGGAAATCAGGTAGGGATTTGGGTTTCATAGCATATGCCTTTTCACGTAGTAGATGGCCGGGATGACCCCAAGGAGTAAAGCTATCCACGCCCATGGGGTGGGGAAAAGCCCACCGAATATCCCCATGAGTATTAACCATGCTGTGCCATAGGATGCTGCGGCTATGATGTCCCAGTTGTCGAATTTGGCCATGATATATTCATCTCCTCTTCAGTTGGGGCTGGTACGGGTTTGAGGCTCAAGAGATAATCCCTGATTATTCTTTCAGCCACTATTTGTGAGATGGACATTTTTCCATTTCTGTTGCGTTCGATGTTGATCTCTTGAAGATCAAAGTTTATCCATTGAGCCATGGTGTACACCCCGGCAGATCGTTTTCATCAAAGACAATTTCAGCCAAGGCATATGGTGGTCCCAGCATCCAGCCCTCCTTGAAATGAATAGCAATGATGGTTCGAGCTCCGATATCAGTCACCATCCATTGATCGTTACCGCATCTGAAGAAGTTCCCAACCATGAATTCTGAATGTTTCATGTTACCTCCTGAAAATGGACAAACATAAAAAAGGCCCCCGCAGGCATCACAGCTGCGAGGGCCAGTCAAAGTCGGGAGGGGAGGAAACGTCTTCGGGGACTCCCGACTATCACTTATAGATGTTTGAGGAAATACCTCGTCACGGCACGCTGGCCTTTACGTTGCTCTTTGGCACGTTCAATCAGTGCGCCATTCTCCTCAAGTGAATTGAGAACATTTAACTGAATGCTGCCAACCACTGACTTGACCTCTTCCAGAGTTGCACCGTTTTTGCGAGCGTACATGGCAATAGCCTTGGATTTGGCACTTCCTTTACGGAAGCCGTACCCGTCCTTGTCAACCTTGCTTGCAGCCTTGGCTTTGGTGACCTTTGCCTTGAGAGGCGTCTTTGTCGCCCGAGCGGCGGTTTTGGGTGCGGTTTTAGTCCTTACCTTGGCTTTGGCAGCCTTTTTCACGGACTTACCAGCGGCCTTTGTAGGGGCTTTGTCCTGACCATTGCTTTTTTCGGCTTTGGTCACGGATTTGGCGGGACGGGATTCCTCAATGTCATCTATTGCCATGTACATACTCTGTTGGGTTAATTGTTAAGTTTTCCTTCTTTTTTGACGTAGTAGTCTGGAACTTGGTTGTCAAGTCTAATCATGGGGCTACTCAGCCACCGTTTCTACGCCCTTCAGAAGTTAAAGGCAGGCTGGTCAAGCCAAGGGCTACGCCAGTTGCTGCAATGGTAGCGAATTGAGGTCTCTTGGTCTTTTTTGACTCCCAATTTCCATAAGTGCTGGTAGCAACCTTGGTTTTGGCAGATAGCTTGGTATTGGTCAGTTTCTTTTCTCGTTTCAGAGCAAGAATGTAGCCTACGATGGGGTCTTGCTCTGAGAAGAAGTATCCTGAGTACTTGATGAAACCACGCTTAGCCATAAATGATTCTCCTCACTTTTGAAGCATGAGCGCTTCTCACTGCCCCTCACAAGGGGCAGGACAGAAATGCTCTCATATTAGATGACAGTCCACAAGCCCCGTTCTTTCAATTTCAGGATTTTCTCGGTTTTTAGAGCTTGGGTGTAATATCCAATTCCCCCTTCAGATCCTCCTGCTTGTTTCATTAGGGTTCTGAGTTGGCTTGTGGGAAGATCCGTTCCTTTGTTGAATTGACGTACTAATTCAGTGAATTTTTCTTTGATGCCACGAGCTCCTGATGCTTGTTTGATGGTGCCTTTTTCCATTACTGCGTTGACGACGGGGCGTGGCACATCCATTTTAACGACAAGTCCGGCGGAAGCCCGGAGCAGTTTACTCAGGTTTTTGCCGTCGACAAATACGTTTGTAATCACAAAAAGATCATCACTCATTTTATTTCTCCTCCTGTTTGAGCATGATTGCTCACCACAGAAGCCCGTAGGCTTCTGGACGTCAGCAATTAAATGGCATTACCTGAACTAGATACTTCAAGTTTTGGAAATGGTTCAGGCCGGTCACCTTGATTTCGCCAATTCAGCATTCTGACTTCTGTACCGTGGTAGGCGGCATTTGCCGCCTTGATCATTAAAGCTATTGTCACCACTGGGTCTTTGCGTTTTACTTTGTCTGAACTGAAGTACATTCTGAGTCTGAAGAACGGATCATTGATGGTAACACCTGCTGGGTTTTCTAGTGTGAAAACCATTCGCTCTGCAAGCTCTGGTGAACGGTTGGTTAGAATGTAATAGAAAAATCCAACCAATGATGGGTTGGCTAACCCACGTAATCCCATCACACGGCTTACGGCCCGTTCTATGCCGGGGTTGTTTTCAAAGGCTATTTCAATGTCTGAATTTTCAATGCGGTTGATGGGAGCCGCATATTTTTCAAGCACACCACGCTGCCAACGTAGTAGCCATTGAAGGGCGGCGGATGTGATGGCTCGATGCTTGGTTGCTCCATTGAGGGCTAAAATGTCAGCGCCGGAACGTGGTTTGCGTAGGGTATCAATGGTAGCAAAGGCATCTTTTTCAACGCCACGCACTATGATTGTTTCAATAGCGATTTTTGCTTCTACAACAGCCCATAAACGGTGTTGGCCATCTAAAATTTCACCTTTGGCTGAAAACTTGATGGTATCTCCATTGAAACGCCATTTGCCATCGATGATTTGAGTAGCAAGACGTTTGACGTGTTGGTCATTTAAAGGCCGATTGAGTGTATTGTATTCAAGCAGCCTCGTTGCTTCCTCCGGTGTTAGAAGTATCCTCTTCAGATCGCTTCCACTCATTGTTGAAATCCTCTATCCATTTGGTTGCGTTGTGTAAGTGCAAGCGAATAGCTCGTGCTCGCATGTTATTGCTTTTCACAACTGGGATCATTTCCTTAGGATGAGGTAACTCAGAAAGGTTCTCTAAGACTACTTTCAATTTGACCCAAAGATCTTTTTCAGTTTTGAGGTTGTGAAGATGACCTTCGCTGAATTTTCCTCCAGTACGTTTTTTAAGCTCCTTCCTAATTTCAGCTGTCAGGGTTGGCCTTATCTTGTCAGCCAAGGTCCGTAAGCCAGTTTTACCAGTACGTGCATCATCGATATCTTGATCAGATCCAAACTCAAGAATGAGCCGTGCGTAAGTAGCTGCTGATCTTGATGATCCAAGTGTTTTGGCAGCGGCAGTTGCATGTATTCCAGTTTTGAACGAAAGTTCTGCCGCTGCAAGTGCTTTCATCGATGCTTGATAATGCGCTTTTGATTTTCCCGCAGTCATTATATCACCTCGAAAGTTCCGGGAAATTTCATGATGGCGGTATAGGCCACATAAAACTCAGCCTCGATGCGGATGAAAGGTGCTTTGGTTTTGTTGACGAAATGCCGGTAGGCTCTGTGATCACCATCCAACACAAACTCATTTTGAGTGATGAGCAATGGTTTGCTAAGGCTGTGGTCAGGGATATTCATTGCTTTTTGAATATCTATTTCTTGGTGAAGTTTGAGCAGGGTGGGATCAATGATTCCTGCGCTGAAAGTCATTCCCTGTTCACCAAGAAATACAAACAAGTCGGGATATTTGTTGTCATCGATCTGTGGCATTTTGCTTCGATCAATCAATGGATAGACATCCATCGGTACAAATTGGAAGTTCATGCTTCCTCCTTGTCATCATCATCATTAACAATCACGCTGATAAAGACAAACGCGGTCATTAATCCGAAAAATATAGTTACTCCTATTGCGTCAGCAAAAGCTGTGATGGCACAACAGAAGGATGTGATGGAGAAATAGATAAGTTTGAGATGTGAATGAGGTATTTTAGGCCATTCAAACTTGGCCTGTGGTGTTTTCATATTCTCCTCCTGTTTGAGCACAAATGCTCACCACTACAGAGTGGAGCCCCGGCACAATCCGTCATCACTGACGGATCACCCTCACCGGAGTTGTGAGTGGCCTACTAATACCGGGGCTCCTCTCTGCAGGACGTGAACACTTAGCTTATGCTTGTTGAGACATGGATGGGAACCCCAAACGGTACTTTTTCGGCCAGCTGTGGAAATTGGCTTTCATGGGTGTATACCGCCCATAAGGTTGGAATACCGGGGTCGTCACCAAAATCATAAACATCAAGGTCGGTGAGGTAGATGATGCAGCTGGCATCGGGGATATTTTCACTGATGTATTTGAAGGTATCACTGAAAGCAGTACCACCTCCTCCACCTTTTAAAGGTTCTGGCTTCACAATGTCGCCCATCACGTAATGGAAAATATCATGGGCACGGGTATCAGCATAGATGACAGTCAATTGATCAGCAGTACCTTGATCCAAAGAGCCAGCTACTTCACTGAGCATTTCTTTGAACATTTTATCGTTGATGCTGCCAGAATCATCCACGGCAAACACTAGATGATTGAGCCGGTCAGATATGACGCCGGGTAATAGGGTACCCATGGCTACGCTGCGTCGGCTGATCCGTGCCCAAGATGGTTCCTTGGACATGGATTGATCAATGAAGTTCCATGTCAGATCTTTCCATGAAACTTTTGGTCTATTCAATTCACCAATCAGGTGACGTAGGATGCCGGGAACGCTGCCAATACCACTAGCTTTCATAACAGCTATGGCTGATCGTACGGCTTTATCCCAAGTGTGTTTGGCTTGCTCTTCACCTGTTTGGCCATTTGGTGCATCAATGACACCACCAATGTCCCATTCTGATCCATCCCCAGATATATAGAAGTTAATTTCAACTTTGGGGAACGAATCATAGATCTCTTCAGAGGTCATACCTCTGTATTTTTCATCAATACAGCATTGGAAGTTTTTGCCGCTGATCATGACATCGTGGATCAAGGTGAAGCCTGAATCCTTCAAGTCCAAATTGATTACAAAGTCACAAGCTGCATTCCACGGCTTGATTTGTCGTCCTTGCCGTCTTGAGAAGTGTTTCAGGCAACAGTGCATGACTTCATGGCATATCAGGAATTCACATTGCCTGTCGTCTAGTTGATTGACGAAATCAGGATTGTAGAACAGTGATATACCATCTACCGCAGCCGTAGGCATGTTGTAGTCTTCAATCAACCGCAATTGCATGGCCAGAAAGCCAAAGAAGCCATTGCTGACCAATAGATTGGTGCGGGCGTGGATGATGGAATCATGCGCCTCACGATCTTTGATTTTCATATTCTCCTCCTGTTTGAAGCGTAGTGCTTCACCAAGAAATGAGGCTGGAGTAGAGGTAGGTCAAAAACGTGCTCCAGCCGATCCCCTACGCTTTCAGTAAGCCAGCCTGCGAAGCAGGACTGCCTGAAGTGACGGCTTACAGGGACATTGGCATTTCTTGAAGCAACACTAGCGTATTTCGTAACTCACACGTTCATCGTCACTTGGCTTCATGTATGCGGCGACTATTGCAGGTTTGTCGATCTTCAAGGCTTCTTGATCAAGCCGATTAGTGGGGACGATCTGTAGCACAGCTTTGAATTGATAGCCGGGTACTTCGCCTGCAGCGTGCCTGAGATGATCTTTGACATAGGTTTTTACATCTTTGTCAAATTTTTCAATGGTTTTGTGAGCAGCCCTAAATCGGGCTGCCACGTCTATCTTGTCAGCGGGTGTTAGTTGTTCTGTGATTTTCATGATGTTTTCTAAGATGTCTGACAAATAGTTGAGGTCTTCAACTAGTTGTTTTCGATCATTTTTAGTAAATGGTTTCAATGTTCTCCTCCTCCTGTTGATTAGATGCGCAAAGTCTTGTTGGTTCGTGCCCATTTGATGAACGCCTGTGTTTCACACAGTGATTGATCTCGCTTGGTGGCGTCCAAGATGACAACAGTGCCAAAGTCAGCACCAAAGGCATCCCGGTTGATGTATTTCATGATTTGGACCATGTTGTCAGATGTCATGTTTCTTGCCAGCAACGAGCTTAATGCAAACCGTGAAGCTGGTTCTTCAGGAATCAAGGTGCTCATGGGATCCTTGATGACGTCTTCAAAGTCAGGCAGGTTTAACGCGGTGAAGAAGGTCTCTACGTCTGTCGCCGCTCCTTCACCTACGATACCGGATAGCAATCTAAACCGCAGGCTGCCTTCCTTGCCAAATACTTTGGAAGCTTGTGTCCAAGAACGTGCTGTTGGGAATGCTAGTAGGTCAGCACCGCTCATGTTGTGGATCATATCAGGCCTCCATTTGATGTACCCTATCAATAGAGGATTGATGTTGTTGAGATTGGCCCAACGCAGCCAAGCCTCATGATCAGGCCGAATGTGAATGTGGGCAAATCGGTTGGCTAGTGCGCTGGAAATAGACTGTGCTGCTGCACGGTCTTCCCTGCGGTTGCCTGCCGCCATAGGCCACCAGCCGGATGGCAGTTTGAAGTCGCCAATTTGGCGATCCAAAATCACACGGTAGATGCATGATTGCAGGTTACGTGGTGCATCACTGAGTTCGTCAAATGCAATGATGCCCCGCTTACCATCACGTTTTTCTTCAGGCCAAAAGGTAGCCCTGAGCCAAACGGCGACACGGTTTTCAAGGTCAGGCACGGGGATACCTGTCAGGTCCTCAGGCAACATGGTGCTGACACGGACATCAATGAAGCCACTTTTGCCTTCATCTTTGTCTTCATCAGCTAGTTGATGCATGATGTCTGATTTGCCGACGCCGGGGGCACCGTGTAAGTAAAGAGGAATATCTTCTTGCCTGTAATACCGGGCCAGCTCTTTCGCACCTTCAATTGTTTCAGTGCGAACTGCTGTGACCCCAGTTGTAGTTTGAGTTTTAGACATGTTTCTCCTCCTGTTTGGCGCGTTAGGGCACCTTTGAACACACCTTGGTAGATGTGTTCCGTAGTTGCACTATTTTACTTCTTCAATGGGCAATGACCAGATTTCCCGACCATTGCGTCCCATGACTTCGATGCGTTTTGGTTGTGCTGGGCGCATCATCTTCTTCAGTTGCTTGATGATCCGCTCAGTTTTTTCAGCACATAGTAAAGCTTTGCGTAAGGCTTCATCAGCGGTAGAAAATTCATGCGCTACCTCTTGAAGCCGGGTCATTTCATGTAACTCTGGACTTTTTTGAGGATGGCGTCGGCCTTGCTGATGGTAACTGCCCTCAGTTTGGCATCGGTGCGCAGCATCACAGGTGATGTTACCAGATCAGCGGTTAACCGCTTTTCTAGCTCAATGATGCGCGGGTCATTAGTGATATTAAGGATGGGCAATACCTTGGTTAGTTCAAGGATGTTCTGTACGATAGAATCCCGGATGACAGTATCCGTCCGCTTGCCTGCTTCAGGTTGATAAGCGCGCAGCCGTTCGACCATGTGCTTGACCAGTTCTTCAATCCGTTTGAAGATGTCATCCATGGCATTTTGGAGCCGCTGATTGGTGCGGGTCTGAATACCCTTGATGATTGCTTTGACGGCTTCATCACCAAGGGTGACACGGAAATCATTGGCCTCAGGCACTGCTTTGATTTCCACGTCAAAGTCGAACTTCTCCTTGATTTCATCATTGCTGGGGTAATCATCGGCATCAAACATTTTGCCGAGGCGCACCGAAGCTTCCTTGATGTAATCATCCCGCATGGTCAGAAACTGCTTGACTTCAGTCTCTGTTTGCTGGCGGCATTCCTTCATCAAGCCTACATAGTTGATATAGCCAGCACTGGCCAAAATCCCAGTGCCGTCATATTCCCACGGTAATGTAAGAAGCTTGTGGGTTTTGCGAGCTTTGGAATGGGCTTGTGAAACACCACTGAGGAAGCTGGAAGCGACGAGGCGCTTGTTATAGCGCCCAGCTTCTTTTTCTGCCTTATAGCTTTGATTGACATCTTCAGTGATTTCCTTGTCAAGCATCATCCCTGCCCAAGATGATATGCGCAGTGTCACTAGCATTGCACGTTCTGCTAAATTGCCACTCATGTTCTCCTCCTGTTTGATGCAAATCGCATCGTCAAACCCACCATAATTGATGGGTTTGGGGTTGCGATCAATAACCGGCCTTTTTTAGTTTGGCTGAAAAAGCTTTCATGGCTTTGAAGAATGGCTCAGGCTTTTGTTGGTCGAAATAAGGGATGCTCTTATTGTTTAGAGAACTAAGAGCTAAGTATTTTTCATAATCAGAGTAGCGGCCATCAATTAAGCCCAGCTGAACAGCTGCCTCTGCAGCTTCTCCTTGTCGTAGGTGGTCAATTGCCAAAAGTTGTTGGCTATTTTTCTTAAAGTTGTCCGGTTCCAACTTTACTTTTAATTGATTGGCATTGGCTAATGAGAAAGCCATTACGCTTCCAGCGGCACAGCCACTGCAAACGGTATATCTTTCAATAATGGTATCATCGTCAACTTTGCATTCGACCTTAGTTTTTGGGTTATACCAAGTACTCATGTTGATAACCCATTTTTTTGCTAAAGCTTTACGCATATCCTTGATGGCAATGTCGATTAGTTGTGATGGCACCATAGGAAGGATGACTTGTTTCTTAGTTGCTGTGCGTTTTTTAGTTACTGCCATTTAACTCCTCCTGTTGAAGCTGAATGCTTCTCACTGCTGCACGTATGCAGCAGGACAGAAGCACTTAGCTGGACCAATCATAGTAAAGTGCTCGCGCACTTCTGGCCAACCATTTGTCAACCCAGCTGAAAAAATTCAGCTTTTGTATTCTGGACCAAGGCTGGAGAGGTTGATCATTCATCGCTTTGATTGATCACGCCAGCATTTTTGTTGAGATGGTCAACGACCATCTCTCGCATACGTTTAGCTACTTCCAGCTCAGCAGTAGCTCCTTTTTGTTTATTGTAAGCTACGGAACTGAAAAGATGCATACTTTCTTGCTCAGTGATATCAAAGAGCTGGTACACGGCTTCCCAGCCTAAGAATATCGTGCCGGCAGCAAGTGTCAGCTTGGGAGTTACTAAGCCATCCAGAAGTACGTAGTCGAGGCCTTCCTTTTTGAAGGCTCCACTGATGGCAAACAAGCCAAAAGCGCAGGCTTGTGTTCCACAGTTGACGGCGACTGGTTCATTTTCTGGGAATTTGTATTCGCGTTCACCGTCAAAGAAGATTATTTCAAAGTCAACTCTTGAATCGGCAGCCCATGTGGCGAGATTGAATTTGACGCCGTTTGGATTGGCTGCATCTGCCTCAAGCAACGCAGCGCCCCGTAACATTAGATCTGTACGCATAATCATCTCCTCCTGTTTGAGCATGATTGCTCACCACAGAAGCCCGTAGGCTTCTGGACGTCAGCAATCATGAATCTGTGTAATGATACCAGATGATGCATATTAGGTAGAAGCGTCTGATATAGCGTCGTAAAGGTCGTTTCATGTTACCCCCATGTGTTGGCGATCCGCTCAAGCGGTGATAGTTTAGACTTTTCACCTTCTTTGAGCCAACGCCGCCACTCTTTGGCTGTTTTGGGTGGTGACAGGGCCTTGATGATTTTGGCTCTGCTTTTGCGAAGCAACTTCAAATGATGTTTCCTAGCCATCACGCAGGCTCCTTGACGTTGCTGATGCTGAGGATGATATCAGCCGTATCCCAACCGGCATACCATTGCACAGGCTGCTTGGAATCAGCCAAGGTGGCATAAGGATTGGCAATGCGCCCCCAGCCGTTAACTCGTGCACGTACTCCTTCAAGCCACCATTGGTTTTTGTTATTCATGTTCTCCTCCTGTTGAAGCATAATGCTTCTCACTGCACCCCATAGGATGCAGGACAGAAACATTCAGGTGTTTTTGATGTCATCATCCATGATGTTGTCTTCAATATATGGTTTGCGACGCTGCCGGTTGTGCAGGGCTTCATGTTCCGCAATGAAGGCTCGTTCATCGGCGGTCAGGTCAGAGTATTTGCGGAAGGCTGCCATAGTAATGTCAACATCACTGCGTTCCGGATCGGGGTCGGTAACATGCCGGTAATCCCAGATGATATTGAGCAAACAACCCATTTGCCAGCCGACAAATGTTGCTGCTGTAACGCCGATGATTTCGATCCATAGTGGGGCTTCGTAGATTTCGAATGTTACAATGGATGTGATGAAGCCTACTGCCATGGTTACATTTTCAACTTTCATTTTAACTCCTCCTGTTGAAGCTGAATGCTTCTCACTGCTGCACGTATGCAGCAGGACAGAAGCACTTCATACTGTGGGGTCGAGTGCGAACAACAGGTTGGTGAGAAGGGTTGCATGCATTTCATAGTCAGGATTATAAACATGCACGGCCCAGATACCAATTGCCGAACAGATTAAGATCGTGCGGTAATAATGCCGCTTGACCTTGACTTTGCGGATCGGACAATGGATTTGAATTTTGGAAAGTTTGAAGCCTTTCATGGCTCACTTCTCCAATTGAGCAGCTTCGGCCTTGGCCGTTGCAGCTGCGTAGACACCCTCCCGGAAGTTCTTGGTGATGCTCAGTTCAGCATCGATGTCAGTTTTGATGACAACGAGTGAAATTAAGCCCATCAGCACAACCGCAAAAACGGTTTTCAGTCGCTTGAATGGATCATCCATTTTTCTCCTCCTGTTGAAGCATAATGCTTCTCACTGCACCCCATAGGATGCAGGACAGAAACATTCATTTTAATTTGAGATTATATTCGGTAGGGGTTAAAAGTTCACCGACCCACCAAGTAGGACTCATTGAATTAGCATTTCTTTTTTGATATTGGATAGCTAATTGCTGTGAGTCAAATGGTCCAATGTAGCGGAAGCCATAGATGGGGCTTCCACTGATGATGAAGTACTTCACGGGCGGCCTCCTACAATTGGCCATGGGCAGCAGCAACCCACAGCACTAGGATGCCTAGAATAATGAAGCCCCAGACAAGGGGCTTGTTATTCAGTTGATCTTGATCATCATCATCCATGTTAGCCTCCACAGTTGCGGAGCAGATGCGCGGCAGGCACCATGAATGTCACAGCCAATGCGAAAGCCGTAATCAAGATAGCGGCTACGCACTTTGCAAATGTTTCCATGATTTTCTCCTCCTGTTTGAAGCTGAATGCTTCTCACTGCACCCCATAGGATGCAGGACAGAAACATTCAGCTTTCCATGATGAACTCTTCATCTTGAGCACGCCAATGGGCTGCGTACAGTTTTTGAATGGCTAGAAAGGCTGGTAAGCAGCGCACCAGCATGTAACGGTGATATTTGAGCATTCTTCTTTCCTTAGATGAAGAGGCACGCAAATATGACAGCAAATGCTGCCCAAAACGCGATGCCAGCCCAGTTAAGTCGGTTGTCGTCATTACCGTTATCAAATTTATAAATTCCACTCATTTTTCTCCTCCTGTTTGAAGCTGAATGCTTCTCACGGTGCTGCGTACAGCACCGGACAGAAACATTAAGTGTGGCTTAAAAGCCAAAAGATTAGAATGATTGAGCCAATCAATCCAATCCATGGGATTAAACCCGGCATTTCATCGTTAGCGCCCCATAGGAAATTATAGATAGCTTTCATGTTTTTGCTCCTTAGTCATGAGTTGATGGGATGACGGGCAGCTTCATGCGATCATCGAACACATTGCTGCGTTGTGACTTGGCCACTTCCATTTCAAACTGCTCTTCAGCAGTTGCTATTTCAATGGTTATCCCAGTCACCAACCAGATGATGACTGTGATACGGATCATTTGAAGATTGAGGCATCTAAACCGTATGGCCCACCGCCCGCCAAGACTAATACAATGAGGATGAGGGCGTACAGTGCCTCAGGAAGGTATAGTATGTCATCCAAATAGTCAGCCTTGTTAAGCGGTTTCCAGCCGCCAATGCGTTTTAGGCCATCTGTGACCGTTGCACCACAACAGATGACGAAGAGCCCAAGCGCTGCTGCTGGTGTAAAGAGGCCAATCAACAACGCAAAACCGCCCATGAACTCGGCTATCGGTACAAACCAGCTATTGAAGTTGGGTTTGGGGATGTGATCATCCACCATGGTTTGGGCTATGGTGGTATGACGAACGGGATTGAACAATTTCAGATAACCTGAGATGGAAAAGAAAGTACCCATGCCAAGCCTTAAAATTGTGATACCAATTTCCATCATAGTAGGATCATCCATTTTTCTCCTCCTGTTGAAGCTGAATGCTTCGCTAAGGGCTAAGCCTAGCCCTTGCCGAAATATTCATTCAAATGCGAAACGTGAAGCATCAAGCACGTGCCCTAATTCAGTACGAGGTAATGTATCGATGGCATGCTTATGCAGTTGGTGTTGTAGCCCTAAAGCTTCTTTTTCCCATGGAAGGTGCTGATAAGCGGCACTAGCTTCACAGATGAACCGTGGAAAATGTTGGCCACGCCAATTGCATCCATTGTGATCATCACCCAAATCACCGCGCAGGTATTGGGCGATGTGAACCGCTTCATGCCCCAGCACCGAGATGCCTTCAAACAGGTTGAAACCATTTGAATTGAGCAGCACCAAGAAATGATCAGATGCCAAACGTGACATTGATCCTTGATGGCCCTTTTTGCCAAGATGCTGGCGATGCACAATGACTGTGCAATCATGATTAGTGATATCAAGGTGTTCACAGTTTGCCTTGAATGTTTTTGAGAGGATGACTTTTTCTTTGTTATTGAAATTGTCATCAAAGATGATAGTTGGCATATTCTCCTCCTGTTTGAAGCTGATTGCTTCGCTAAAGGCCCCGTAGGGCCTTTGCCGAAACATTCAGTGTTTGGGGGAATAAAAGGCGTATAATTCAGCTAATTCGGTATCTACGTTTTCACCATATGCCACGCGTAAGTAGCCGGGGCGTTTGATTCCTTTATCATCGAATTCGAGCTTGTAGTGGGCATTATGCAAACGCCAAGCACTTGCGTCATCCAGCATGGCATGGAAGCCGGTTTCACCGCCCCACAATTCGTAGTGGGCCATGTCATAGCCAAGCTCAGTGATGGGTTTGTAAGGCGCATTGCCTCTTTCACCATGGTTTTCATCCCACCACTTGTGGCTGGCGTCATTGATGAAAGATGTGGCGGCTTGAACATCGTCAAACTCAAATACACCTTTGACCATTTGATCGAATGGTACTTGCCAAGTAGTAATGACTATTGTGATTTTTTCAGTCATGACTTTTCTCCTCCTGTTTGATGATCACATGATCATCGGAGGTGAACAGCAACAAAGACATTCAGCTGCGCTCATTTGGGGGAATGAGTGGCCGTTGCAGCCTTTTCCCTATCCTCTTGCGGGGGCTTTGAAGAGGTAGTTGCCTCAGCACTGTTCACCACCGATAATCAGGATTTTTTGCCCCAACGGGCATTAAGAAGTTTTTTACCTTCAGCTATTGCAACCATATTGATGTTACGATGTTTGAACCACCAATTGAGTTTGCGATCACAAATCACCAACTCACTGTTGGCTTGCTTGCGATCTTTTGGTGTGCTTTTGGGGTTGTAGAGGATAAACTGTAAGTAAAGCAGGTTATCATAATGGCGCAGGTATGCCTTGTTGGCATCCTGCTTGCTGTAGGGCGTAAAGAACGCTGGTGGTTCTTGACGGCCTTCACTGTAACAAAACATTGTTGGCCTCCTTTTGATTATTAGTAGGGGCATCAGGGATGTTTAAGAGGCTTCAAATTGGTGAGTTACTTGCAACTCACCGCCATCTTCTATTATGTTGAGCGCGTCACTCATGAGGAGACCATGGCCGTAAACTTTGGTGGCCACTTCAAGGAATGGCGACTCACCATTGCTGATAACGGCCCAGCCATAGTTGGCGTTTTCAGCGGCTTGTTCACCGTAATGAGTTTTGATCCACTCATACTGGCTGGCATACAGCGCGGTTTCAGTTTTGTCAGTGTCATCTTCAGTGATGATAAACATGGGCTTGACCTTTCAGGTTTGAGAGGATGCCCCTGCTAATAATCAAGGTGATGAAAAGGGCTGGCCCGTAGGCCAACCCCCTTCACCTTTGTAAACAGAAGGAGGAGATATTTACCCATGCTCATATATGCCACAAAGCAAAGCTTTACGGCGGGCTGCATTGGTTAGGGTTGAAGGGAATTGTTTGGGGTGATGTTTCACGTTTTGAGTTTTGATCAGCTTTTGCGCCGCGCCAAAGTTTTAGTACCTCATGATTTATTTACTTTGGGTGTGCTGCCTAAGTACCCGCGCTGGGCTTCAGCGGCTTCAGGTGTGGAACCCTGAGAGGTTTTTACATTTTAGGTCAGTAAGCGTGTGTTCAAGCCAATGGCTCATTAAACGCCCTAGCAGCCTCAAGTGTGGCCCCTGCTGAAAGGGCTAGGTACCCCTAGCCAAAACTAAAATAACTCACTGTGAGCCATTTGTGACCCGTTTGAGGGCTGTTTTAGCGTTGTAATACCGTGACTTACATTTTGATGTACAAAACCTGCCGAATTTAGTTTCAAACGGGTTTGCACATGATGCACAGGTACGTTGAATTAGCTTAGCGCCGTATTGAGTTGACGCCGGGCTTGCATCCAAAATGCAAGTGGTATCAGGGTATACGCTTATGATTTTGACACCCAAAGCTATTTGTTCCTCAGTCAATTGCCTGCGCAGCCGTTTACCATCATAGATTTGGCCCGCTTTGACATCAATCAAGGTAACCTCAGAGTTTTTTATAGCAACAAGGTCAACCGGCCCGTAGGCTGATATATTCCTGAATACGTGATAACCTTTATCAAGTAACCACGCAGTTGCTATTATCTCATTATAAGCGCCTTTATTTCCGGTATCCATGAACACATCTCATTTTGAACTGTGAGTGATCTATCATGAATACTAATTCTTCAGCTGCTTTACTTGAGGCATATATGATTGCATGGGTACTGTGGCCCCATGTTGGCATGTGCGGGCTTGTCAGCCGTTAGCGCCTTTTATTATGCGCCTATGGCCTTACACCTTGCGCCGCATATGGCGGCCTCATGCGAACTTGCGCCTTTCAGCGCGGGTACCAGCAGGGCAGCTGTGCTTTCATCACTATTGCCAGTGAAACCGTATGAGTTTCAATGGTTTAGCTAGGCTAAACCAAGGTGACATAAACCCTAACGTATAAACCAGCGTAGATTTTTGTTATTTATAGTGACCCTGAGTTGCTGCGTTTTTTGGCCCTTTATAGCTTTGCAGTTGGGCTTGACCGCGCTCAGCTAAGCTTTTGACTTAACTGAACTTTTTGCGTACCTGAGTTATGCCGCCTTAGGCGCAAATCAGGCACAGTAGCCAACGGTACCGCAATCAAAAGGTCAAAAAAGCCAGAAGTTGTGGTTCTGCACAGTTTTTATGGAGCTGCTTTTCTAGCCAACAGAACTCGATACAGCGTAGCGCCATGTTCGCTTCCTAAGCGATACAAAGTTTTTAATTGTTCTTCTGAAAGAGGAGCATTAATTGAACAAGGTATAACATTTTTGATAGCGTGTTTGGCATCTTTGTTTGTTAAACAGATTCCAGCTTCTAGCAAACGAATACAGGCTTTATCTATAGCCTGACAAATAGCACAGCCACATCCCATGGTAAATCTAATCACTCGTTTCGCCGGAATCATGATTGATTTTATCCTCCCATTTGATCACAAGCATTTTGTAAACAGTGTAGCCATATGGCCCACATAACAACTTCAAGGTGTTAGTTGATTTCTCATTCCAGTTTTCTGTCATATCTTTGGTATTCTTATAGCCAAGTATGTCAGCTATGTGCCGATGTGAAGGTTGTGGGTATGGGTTGATCAATATGGAATCAATCAAACCTTTGGATTTCCATTGCCAAAGTTGACTATTTAATTCAGCGTAGGCAATGCTGCCAAGCAAAAACCAATCTTCCTTGAGAAATGGGGCCATCATTATTTTCCCTGATTGAAAAGATGTGCTCATGTAAACCACATCCTGATCAGTTTTCTATCCTTATCGATGATAGAACTGTTACGTCGATGCAGATATTTGTATTGGTCAAAAATCAATGTATCACCAATCATCCAATGATATGGAACTGCATTTGCATCCAATTGATGATACAGCTCTGACAATGCAGCAGTAATATCACGAATGGAAGGTTGTTCTTCGAGGGATAAACCGGGCAAAGGTTCAACAAAGCCACGTGAAGCCAATAGCATTCCCTTAAGGCTCAAGATAGGATGATTGAAGGTCCCATCATGTCCAATGTAATGTGAGCGTAGTTTGCCTAATGTATAAAGGCTATCTTCGCTTAACTTATTTAAAACCTTTGTGACACTGCATAGATCAGTGGAAATCAGACCAGCGCCGGGGTCAAGGCAATGCAGCAACACATAATGCGGTGGTCGCATCACATACAGGCCATCTGAATGCCAATCAAAGTATTCGGTACGGTCCGAGCAATCAGATGGGTCAGCCTTGTGCTGGGCAATGGCATAAGGCTGGCCACTGGTAGCAACCAACCGTCGTCGCAACAAAAACGCCACCTGATCCGCATCAAAATCAGGCAGGTTTTGCAACAGGCAAACCCCAGCTTTGACTCCGCTCAGCAATTGGGTGAGATGCATCATCCAGGTTTTCCCTTTATCTTATTACCACATATTCATCCATTTCGCGCCTCTATCATTTTGTAGATGGCATAGCTATTTGGGCCTGCCAACAGTTTCATCCGTGCGTATTGATCGGTCATGTTCATGCTGATTGGCAGTAGTTTCGTTAATAGGTTGAATGCTTGTTGTTCATCAACTGCTAATCCACCCTGCATCAGATTTTTAATGACTCGTATTTGAAGGCAACCACTGCAATCACACATGCTGAGCCTACACATTTTTACGCAACACCAGCATCTTGTAGATGGTGAAACCATAAGGCGACAACAGCCATTGCAGTTTTACCCTATCAGATTCACGGAAGCTAAACATGAATTGCTGCCCATCTGAGTAATCCAATAACCAAGCTAGATGCGCATAGACCGGATCATCTCTATCTCCCAAACTACAAAAATCATCCTTGGAAGGAGAGATAATGCCCCATTCAATCAGCTTACTTCCGGCCTGTATCCGTAGTTCCCAATCTAGCATTATTTTTCCCAATAGGCACGATTCTCACTAGATCGCCTTGCCAGCATCATCTTGAATAAACTCAAGCCATGCTCTCCGCATAGTAATTGTAACCGTGAACAATCATATTCAGTGAGATCATGGGTATTTAATTTAAAGGGGGTAGGGTAGCCTAAGGCAGACCAGATCAAGCTATCAAGTTCATCCACGGATGCACCATCCAATTGAAAATGCAAAGCAGGGTATTGATCCCGTAAATAATGATAGGCCCGGTAGAACAGCCGGTGTTTGTCCTGCATGATTTCATCCTCAATTGAGGCAATAGTGGAGTCAGGTATTTTGAGGCCAGATGCAGCCAAGATTTGCAAGGTCAATATCAAGTCTTCTCGTGAGCTATCTTTGATGTTTCGTCCATCCGTGACATGGGTGATGTAGTAGCCATCAATGTGTTCATAGCAGTAGACGTCAGATGATGGGGACCAGCGTACATAGCTCATGAAACAGACCCTTAACCCTGAAATGATTATTATGGCCTAACCCACAAATGATTTTCAAGGTGGAAGTGTATAATATGTGGAAGTCGAAAATGTGAGGATGAAATGAGTTCAAGATCAAAGACTGCTTATGATGGCCAGAAGCACACTGCCAAGAATCGTGGGATTAAATTTCAATTTGAATATGAAGATTGGTGTCAATGGTGGGTAGAGCAATTAGGTGAAAATTTGCTTGAGAAGCGTGGATGCAAGAAGGGACAATATGTAATGGCCCGCAATCGTGATCAAGGTTCATATAGGCGTGGAAATGTAAAAGCTATCACTATTGAGGAAAATACCACGCGTTATAATAGACGACGTGAGTCAGTCAGTACCAAAGGTTGGATGAGGTTGCCAGATGAGGTAGTGAAAAGCATTTATCTTGATCTAAATGATTATTCTAGTATTGCCAAGAAGTATAAGATTACTAAGCACAAGATTCAATGTATCAAGAGGAAGCATTATTATAGGAAGATAACTGATGCAGTGGATGCATCTGCAAACAAATTGAGTTTGGTGGATGCTGGATGAGCCATATAGGGACTTAATAAGACCAATGGAATAGGTTACCGACATGGGAAACGAAGGATACGACGAAGATAACAATGATTTCTTCGACAGATGAGGAGGAGGATTAATATGAGTGCGAATTAAGTCGTCGTCTTAAAATTATACTTCTTCGACAGATGAGCCATTTCGTCCAGATGAGTTTCTTCCTAGGTATAGTCTTCTTTGCACCAATAGTCTTCTTCACAGTTTAAATGGAAGCAAGAATAAGACAGCGTAGAAGACGAATTCAGCTGGGCAAAATAAAACGGGCAAGGTTTGACCCTGCCCGTTCAATTTCATTTACGCAACGCTTTGACTAAATCAGCCAGCCAGTTGCGCCAGCTGGTAACGTGTGCGTCATGTTGCATTTTGCCTGCCCTTACTTGAATTCAAACCCGCGTTGCAAGGCAATTGCCTTAGCAACTGTTTCACCGTGAGGCCCAGCCAGCATTTTTAGTAAACGTTGCTGGCCCGGCAAGCGTGGCTTACTGCCACGCCTGTAATTGCTGTATATGCGGCTATTGGCGCCATTGCTGGCATAATAGGCTTTACCATTAAACCTATTGATCAGCTTAGGTGGCTTGGCCACGCTGTAACCTAGCAGCTTGCACAGCATGGTTGCGCTATGCCGTGGCATGAGTTGCCAAGCCCTAAACCATAGGCCTTGCCAATATTGCCATTGTTCATCATTCATGACCGTAACCTCAAAAGTTTGGCCGGGCATTTGCGCCCGGCCATTGTGAAGTTACAGCTGATTGACGGGCAACGGCGTTGTGCCGTCATTGTCATGGTGGTCAATTTCAATGCTAACCACCTTGTCAGTGTTAGGCATTTCATTGGCCGGTACCGGTGTCACGTGCGGCTGCGGCTCAGCAACCGTTGCCTTGGGCTTGCGCGGTGCGCTGGTGCGCTTTTTTGCTGCCGCCTTCACCTTGGGTGCCTTGACCACTTCAGCCTCACCCGCTGCCACCGCAGCGGCTTGTGCCTTAACAAACCGCTCAATGCGCTGCTCACCTTTGGGGGTGATTACACGCTTGTAGCATTTCATGCTGTCAACTTGCGGCATCAGCACCTCACGCAAGTAGGCGTCAGTGGTCAAGTCACCCATTTTGTTGAGGTGCTTGGTACCAGTGATCAGCACCATTTGCGCGGGGGTCACGCCACAGTCACGCAGTGACATGGCAATGATAAAGCATTGTTTGCCATGGCGTGGCCCCAACGCGTGCACCTTGGCCAGCTGATCAGCTGTAGGTTTGGGGCCTAACAGCTTGGCCATGCCAGCCGGTTGCCATTTTTTGAAAAACAGCGGGTAAAGTGCACTTGCATCATTTGCGTTTGTATTTGACATAGTTTTGACCCTTCAAATATCAGCCTCATAGGGTGGCTGATTTACCCATTGCGTAGCACTGGCCATCAAAGGCCTTGGCTAGGGCGCGCTCAGGTTGCTATGGCTTTTTGGGCCGCACCTTGCGTTTGGGCCGCAAGGCCTAAGTGGTGAACCACCGCGCCTATATGGCCCGGTCAACAATGCAAACATAGTATTCAATTGTGGCATGTTAATGATGCAAACAAAAATAATACAAATAATTATACAAATTTGTGTCACGTGTATGTTACCAGTATGCACGCCAAGGTGAATATCATCCTTGACCAACTCAAGTGATTTGTTTTGTTGTTTGTATTAGTTGTCTTCGTCCGGTGAGTTAGTCAGGTGAGTTGCTTACCAGTGGAAGTCAGGTGACTATATTACTTGACTGACAAAGCTGATTTTGTCACAGGATGACAAAATGGTACCCCCTCCCCCCTGTTAAGGGCATAATGTACCCATGGTATGCAGTCGATTTTTCTAGGATGCTTCCACGGATGATAAAAATATGAATTCTCCCCGTGGGATACATATTAATTATTTAGGTTACTTCTATGGATAGTTGAAGCTTCTTACCTTCCCCTGCAATATATAGTAAAAAATCTCGATACTTCCACGGATACAAAGAAGCTTCTATCTTCCCTATAGGATAGATATGAAAAAATCAGACTACTTCTCAGGAAGCTTCCACGTATAAATGATCTTGCTAGGTGGTCTGGTATAGCCTGTTTGTCCACAGACTACACATAAGACATAGGTCACAACAGGTGTCCCGTACTTGAACAGGCTTCCTTCCACGTGTTTGGCTTGCTTGCCTGTTTCGGCCCACACATGCTGATGATCATTCATCTTGGATTTCTCCTGTGGAAGCTTCTATCCGCTGCAAGGCATACATGGTTAGCAAGGTGACGACATGGGGTGAGAACAGGTTTTGATAGCGCTGCACCCCTTTGATGGATAGTTCAACCTGATCCCTCTGGTACAAATACGGGTATTTGTCCGGTGCCAAATACTCCTTGAAAGCAGGACACACTTTCTGCAAATACCATGGCAGCTTGAATACCGTCCTCCAGTATTTGTCAGAAGCTACCCGCAATTCAACCCTAGTGATTTGCATGTTTGATGATCCATACTGCTAACAAGGTGGTGGCATGTTGGTTGGATAGCATCTTGTAATGCTGGTATCCTTCTGGGGTCAGTTCAATCAGTTCTGATTCTGAGATTGCCCTGAACGGTATGGGTTGGCGGTCTACCTTGGGCACAGGGGATACGAACAATCTGAAGTCAGGTGCTTCCAGCCTTAGCTTCTCAGCCATCTTGTTATAGGTTTCCATCGCCTTGAAATAATCTAGGCGGCTGATCATGCGGCTGTAGTCTTTCATTTTCCACCATCTGAACTGTAACGGGCCTATGAACAGGAAGTAATCGTCTCCATTCTGGTGATGAATATGATAGCGGTGATAGTAGAAAAAGCTGGGGCTGGCATAGCTGCGCCAGCTGATGCATAGATTTTTGATGTTGATGATATCTCTCATTTGAATTTGAATCGTTTGATTTTCGGTTTATTGGTTTTGAACCATGCCATCACCATGGTTTCAGCATGCGGGCCTAGCAGGTAGTCAACTCAGCGTGCGCCATCTTGGGTCAGTATCCATCTACCTTCATTTGATTGTTTGTAGGCTCCAACATAATCCCAATACATCGCCCAGTCCTCCTTTTTGTTAACAATGGGGATTTGGCACCAGTTGTAATACGACTGCTGCATTTTGTTGTTGGGAATATGAATGTCAGGTTTTGGTCTGTTTTGCATAATACATCCTGATGATAGTTTGTGCGTGAGGGGATAGAAGCATCCTGAGTTTATGGGCAGCGTGTTCCGGCATCAGGAATCTATCGGCGTAGGTGCTATAGTGGTGAATGCCTAGATAATCCATGAAGCGTTTGCTGGGGTCATCATGCTTGTAGGTGTACCAAGCTGTCACAGCATCAATGAACTCAAACGCGTCTATGAATGTCATTTGTTTTTCTGTCATTGTCATCGAATTCACGTTCTTGTTTGGTGCGGGAGTGCCTGACTTGATAGGCTTTGAGGATGGCGTACCAGTATGGGCTTGCTAGTTTTTCTACTTTTCTTACAGCGCTGGCTCTGAGCATCATTGTATGTTTTCGTCCGTGAATGACGACACCTTTTGTCAAGCCAAGGAAATTGCCAAAGCTTGGTATGTTTAGGTCTTGTTGTCTCCAAAAGGCAACCCAATGTGATTGTGCCCTGAAGTATTTGCTACTGTCTATTTCTACACCGGGGTCTTGCTTAGGTTGTTTCATTTTGCTTACTTAATCATGTTCTGGGCTTTATAGATGGCCAACAGGGTTTTGTAGTGTGGCCCATTGAGCGCTTTGATTTTGCGGGCTGACTCTTCAGATACTTCAATGTCCCATGCAGCTCTTCCCCACATAGCTGTTTTTAGTTTTTCAGCTTGATCTTTTTCACCAAGGTATTCCAGGTAATGCCACATTGAGATAGATTTTAACCCGTGAAGCTCATACCAATGTTCGGCAGCTATTTTCAATTCCCTTGCTGTTACGCTTACTGTCTTCATTGTACATCCTTAGTTCTAGCATTTTCATGATGGTGTTAAAGTAGGGTCCATTCAGCATGTCCAGTTTTCGTTGAATTTCAGGCTTGTTGATGTCAACCACGAATCGTATGCCTTCTTCCTTTACACTCATGGGGTCATCAAGCAGTATGGCCAGCATTCGATAATCCAATGGTTCAAGGGTCTTAAATTCTCCAAGCCACTTTTGCATAACATCATCCAAAATTATGGTGTATTCTCTTATGTCTGTCATGTTTGCCCCTTGATGGCGCAGGTTTCACCGGGTAACATACCGGCACTTTGTATATTCTTCAGCTGGAAGTTATTTAATCTTGACATGAAAGGTAGAATGTCAATGGCCAAGCATAGTAAAGCTCATCCCGGATTTGCAGCAGTTGAGAAAAAGATAGGTCAAAATCCAAAGATCAAAAATCCCGGTGCAGTGCTGGCAGCTGCCAGCCGTGGGGCCTCCAAGGCAGCCCATAAGGCAAATCCAAGACTAAATCGTGTCTCCGGAAAGAAATAAATAATATCTTTTTGTTTTATGATCAAATTTGATTATGCCCTTTTTATAGAGGGCATAACCTATTTCTTGTAATGATTGATGTACAAGGCCATGCTCACCGGGACCATTGACAATTATTAGATTGGTTCTGGGATTATTATTATCTTTGTCTCCATCAATATGATGTACTTGTTCATGTGCTTGTAGTTTGCGTCTTAAATGTTTTTCCATTTTTCTCCTGTGATTTAGTTTTGACTTATAGTGCCAATAGCCATCATTTCTTTTTTTATAAGTTTTAGGTCTTTTAATATCGTAATTTTTCATTCGTCGCATTAAAGTCCATGCGCCAATTTTTAGTTCATCACAACATTCACGAAATGTTGAGGTTTTGTTTATTGCGTTGAGAATTTCTTCTTTAGAAATTTTAATTTTATTATGCAATCCAGCAAGCTTCATGCCACAAACTTTATTACAAGTTTGTTTTCGTCGACTTGTAGTCGTTCTCATGAAAGGTTTGTCACAGAATTCACAGTTTTTAAAATAGAGTGGTTTTCCTGCTCTTTTCATGTTACAGAGTATATAATATTACCTTATGTCAAACAAGGTTAAAGGGAAGTAACATGCCTAGCAAATCCTTGAAACAGAAAAAATTCATGTCAGCGGCTGCCCATTCACCTGCTTTTGCCAAGAAGGCTGATATCCCAGTTAAGGTGGCAAAAGAATTTCATAATGCTGATAAAGGAAAATACGGACATAAGCCCAAGACAAAAGCTAAATAGCCGGTTTAGCACAGCGGAAGTGCATCCCATTTGTAACGAGAAGGTCGTGGGTTCGAGCCCTACAATCGGCACCAGCTACCCTTGACTTGGACAAGGAAGAACAATTATGTTGCCAGCCTTGTTCATAGGTGAGTTGAGGCTTCTTAAAATGTCCAGTGATTTTGTTACGGGTGAAGTGAAGTGGTTCAGTTCTGAAAAAGGCTATGGCTTTGTTCTTGTTGATGGAAAAGATATTTTCATTCATAGCAAGCGTTTAAGAGAATCTGGCTTTTGCAAGGATATAACCAGTGTCATTTTAGATCCGGGTGACAAGCTGAAGTTCAAAATTGAATCTGGGCCAAAAGGAGCTTTTGCTACTGAAATTTCAAAGGGGTAGATCATGAAGAAATTCCTTCACATTGATGATTTTGGAGCGGGTTGTTTTGGCGTTATTATCGTACTGGCAATTATTCCAATAACTGTGTATTTGCTGGTGTAGGAGAAATTCATGGCTGTACCCGGCTTGAACGAAATCAGCACAACAACTTTCAGGAACAGGAAAATGGATAAGAAGCTTGGTGCAAAAGCTGCTGCTGATGTTCATAAGAGCGGTACGCATGTTCCTGAAAAGGATTTCAATACAAAGAAGAAAGAAACTAAAGCAGCTGGAACCGGCAAGCCTGAAAAGGGTAGTCTCGCTGTGGTAGCTAAACTGCCAGTAGAAACTGGCAAGAGCACCCCTGAAGCTGGGGCTAAAACTTGGGAAGGTTCATCTGAAGATTGGTCAAGTGATTATCGGCAAGCCAAGCGCAAAGGCATTTCAACTGATCAGTGGGAAGGTAGTGCAGCTGACAGGCTTTCAGATAATGCTGGTGAACGCAAAATGAAAGCTGCCGAACCAGAAAAAGAAGTATCTGGTTACAAGCAAGGTGTTAGCGCTTTTGATAACAAACCAAAAACTTCTCATGGTTTTGGTCATACCGCAATCCAGAATGATGGGCATCATCGTTTAAGCGGTCATTCTGGAGCACATCGAATTGGCAAAAAGCGTTAACTTTAAAAGGAACAAAGCATGACTACACAAATTAAAGCTCCACTACCAACTAAAGATGGCCATAAGAATCAGCCTAATGGTTCTAGTATTGGTGTTCCCAAAGATCCAAGTCCTAATATGCCTAGGGGCGGCGGTGCTGGGAAGCATGAATCTCAACCACAGGGTCACGGCATTGGAATTCCTAACAGAAGTTATTCTGTGAAGAATATGGGAATCCATGGTCCTGACAGTAGTGGTGGTATTTTTAAAACTAGAGGTCCTGTGTTGCGCAATTCAGGTGTATCCGGTGCACATCGACTCGGATGTAAGAAAAAATGAAGAGGCGCATCAGGACACAGCCAAGTAATCCTTATTACAGTAATGAACCGGCCGTAGCTCGGGGTTTGATTGCTGGTAAGGCTCCTGTTCCTAGTGGCTCTCTTGCCAATCAACCTAATAAGATTGTTGATAAAAAGCCGGGCAGATTGTCAGGTCTTGCTGGCTTCACTAGTAAGTCTAAACCGCCTACTGGAACTCATGCCAAGGTTCCAAAGTTTGGTACTCAAGCTAAACAACCGGCTAAACTTCGTATGAGTGGAAATGCCAATGCTCATCGACTTGGTGCAAAGTTCAAGTGAGGAAGTGTAATGGCTTTTGAAATTCATACATCACAATTTTGGAATGGGGCGGATCAGAACGCTTTTGATGATGCTGTCAAAAACTATATTGATACATTGCATGATTTTAATAAGGTAGTTGGCAAGCCTCGGCCAACGGCTCATCCTCTTGTTGAGAGGGCAATTAAAAAGATTCAGACTCAAGGGCAGCCAGATAAATATGTAGCTGATTATGTGGTTATTGATGATAAACCACCACCTCCTTCTCTTGAGGATAAGAAAATCAAGTTGATGACTGATTTAAGATTTGCTGAAAATGCAGCAATGGAGAAAATACTTCCTGCACGTAAGATACGTTTAGCGCATATCAAATATAATGATGCTTTGTCACTTGACGAAACTATACGTACTGCTGAGCATGAAAAGGACATTGCATTAATTGTCACCGTTCAGGGTGTTCGTAATCAATATGCATTGATTGCTGCCAAGGCAGAAGCAGCTATTGAAGATTTGACGGAGCAAACCATAGACAGTTGGCAACTACCGGAATTTGAGTAATGAGCAAGATAATTCCATTACGTTTGCCTGAAGTTGTTGCTCGTGTTGGAAATTATAAAAGTACTAATCCAGTACGGAGCGCAAGTAGATTGAAAGCTTTGCGTCAATATGCGGTTCCACCCGGTGGGGTTTTAAATCCTTATGGGTGTTTTGGCAACACACGCAAGCAGCGTTATAGGATCACGTGGTTTGGCTTGAAACTCAAGCCTGCTCTCAGGGAGGAAGCATTGAAACGGAATAGAATTAAAATGCAACAAAAGAAAGCAATTCAGCTTGAATTGCATGAGTTGCAGGCTTTGGCTCGAGAAAATGCTACAGCGGCTATGCATACTCTTATTGAAATTGCAAAGAATAAGCGTGCACCCGAGGCAAACCGAATTGCCGCATCAGCCGTTATTCTTGATCGCGGTTATGGTAAATCTTCTCAAATGACCATCACTGCGAATGTGAGCAATGGCAAAGCTGATAACATCGACTCAACTGAACTCGACAAACGAATTAGCCGAGCTCTCAAGAGAGTTGAGGATCTTACAAACCGAACGCCAAAAGCGGGAACGGGCCAAAAACGACCTGTTGACCTACGCAAGTATAATTAATATCCCAAGCGGCCCGCTGCGTGAGGAGAATGAAGACGAGGTCGAACAGTTTCGGCCTCGTAAGCATTTGTTTGGTGCGCATCATTTGCTTTGGCTTGATTGTCTTCAGCAAGTTGAAGATGGAAAAATAAAACGGCTGATGGGGTTGTTGCCTCCCGGTAGTGGTAAGTCAATTTATACTTCAGTTGTTTTTCCAACACACGTCATGGGGCGTTTTAAAGGTTCATCCATCATTGTAGCGAGCTATGGTTCAGAACTGCCACGTAAGTTTGGCAGACGAGCTCGTTCAATAGTTCAGCAGCCAATTTATAATCGTATTTTTAGCACTTTGCTTTCTGATGAAAGCAAAGCAGCTGACGAGTGGGCACTTAAGAATAGTAGTGAATGGATGGGGGCCGGTATTTTGACTGGTATTACAGGTAATCGTGCTGATGGTATTGTGTGGGACGATTTGATTAAGGGACGTGAACAGGCTGATTCTGAAGTCATCAGACAAAAAACATGGGAGGCTTATGGTGATGATCTCCTCACACGTAAAAAACCTCAAGCTTGGGAAATTGGAGTTACTACCAGATGGCACGAGGACGATCCTGCGGGTCGTATCTTACCCGAAAATTATGACGGCAAAAGTGGGTTATTGCAGTGCCGTGATGGTAATGAATGGTATGTTGTATGCTTGCCTGCCGAATGTGAACGTAAAGATGACATTCTTGGACGCAAGATAGGTGAGATCCTTTGGCCTGAATGGTTTACGGAGGAAATGTTTAGAGCACCTAAACGTATTCCACGTACTTGGTCATCATTGTATCAACAACGCCCCTCTCCTGATACGGGTATGTTGTTTAAATCTGAATGGTTGAAATCTTATGAGCAAAATCCAAGTACGGGATATCCAACCAATTTTGAGCCCGGTGATCTGAATATTTATGGTGCCAGTGATTATGCGGTGACTAAGGATCGTGAAAATTACACGGTTCATATTGTAGTAGGGGTAGATAACAAAAGTAATATTTATGTGCTGGACCTTTGGCGTAAGCAGGAATCTTCAGATGTTTGGGTTGAGGAATTTTGTGATTTGGTCAAGTTTTGGAAGCCTATTGGGTGGGCTGAAGAAGTAGGTCAGATCAATAAAGGCGTTGGCCCGTTCCTTGTGAAGCGTATGCGGGAGCGGCAGGCTTATGTTGCTCGCGCGCAGTTTCCAGCTACCAAGTCAAAAGTTCAACGTGCTCAGAGCATCATTGGTCGTATGGCACAAAATGGACTTTATTGTCCTTTTGGCGCATCTTGGTTTGCTGAATTTAGAAGGGAATTGCTTCTGTTTGATGCAGGTACTTTTGATGATCAAGTGGACGCTTTAAGTTTAATAGGGATGGTGCTAGATAGAATGATCTCGGCTGATAGTTCTTCTCAATTCAAAGAAGAGCCAAAAGTGTTTTCTACTATTCCCAGTTTGTGTACAGTTACTTTGGAAGATATGTTTGAAGCCAATGAACAGCGTAGCACTAGGACTGGTATTTTACGGATACATTAAATGGATATTGAACTTGATCCACTAGCTGGGCCTGATGGTGGACGTAAGTCTGAGCGCAAGGCCTTCTTTTGGCGTGATCAAATTGAAAAGATGGGTAAGCATAAAGGTTATCTTAATTTTATTAAGCGTGGTCACAAAATTGAGGCCCGTTATCGTGATGAACGTAACCGTGTTGATGAAGAGTCACGACGTCGATATAATTCACTTTGGTCTAACGTAGAAATCCTCAAGCCAGCTATTTATGGCAAAACCCCTACACCTCTTGCTGAACGCAAGTTTGGCGACAAAGACCCAGTGGCGCGTGGTGCTGCTCAGATACTTGAGCGTGCTTTGCGTAATGAAATAGAAATTTGTGGTTTTAACGAAGCCATGAACCAAGCTGTTAGTGATTACTTGCTGCCGGGACGTGGCACCTTGTGGGTTCGTTATGAGCCTCAGATCAGTGAAGGTGTTTCATTGCCCAATGAAGACAGCATGGATATGAAGGATCGTCCGGGTCAAATAAATTCTGATGCGGACGCTGCTGATGGTGAAGAACTTGAAACTGATAATTCAGAACTTGATACTAAACAACCTGAAGATCCAGTTGAAGAGAAGCTTGAGTCTACGGGTGATCAAATTGTACGTGAATCTACTCCAGTGGATTATATTCATTGGGAAGATTTTCTTGTGTTCCCAATTGAGGCACGAACTTGGGCTGAAGTAGTAGCTATAGGCAAGCGTGTATTTCTTACTTATGAGCAAATGCGTGATCGTTTTGGCAAGGAAATTGCAAAGAAAATTCCTTTGGAAAAGGACGATCGACAAAAAGATCGCTATGAAAATTCAAGTCCAGAACATGAAGTCAAAGGTGAAATATTTGAAATTTGGAACAAGCAGGATCGCACTGTCTATTGGGTGGCTACTGGGTATGATTATCTTCTTGATCGTAAGGACGACCCACTGAATTTGGAAAACTTTTTCCCAGTACCACGACCCATTATAGCCAATCAAACTACTGGGACATTACTTCCAGTAGCTGACTATATCCAATATCAGGATCAGGCTACTCAAATAGACGAACTGAGCCAACGTATAGCTATGCTTACTAGGGCTTGTAAAGTTGTTGGTACTTACAATGCTGCTGCTAAAGGTATTCAAAGGCTTCTTAATGAGTCTGTTGAAAACGAACTTATTCCAGTTGATGATTGGGCAATGTTTGCTGGGGATAAAGGTGGTGTTGCTGGTCAAATGTCGTTTATGCCTTTGAAGGAGATCATTGGTGTTCTTAATGAGTTAATGGCCTTGAAGCAAAAGCAAATTGAGGAAATGGACCGGTTGACCGGCATCAACGATTTGATGCGGGGTACAACGGATGCACGAGAAACATTGGGTGGTCAAAGGCTGAAGTCCAATAATACAGGGACGCGGTTGACTGCTCGTCAAAATGAGGTTGCACGCTTTGCCCGTGATACTGTACGGATCATGGCAGATATTATGGCACAGCATTTTTCGTCTCAATCACTTGTTGAAGCTTCAGGTGCAATATATGAAGAAGGCCTTGGTATAGACCAAGACCTGATGCAACAATTGCAAGTTCAGCAATCGGCTCCAGCTTTGCCAGCTCCACCTATGGGTGGCTCAGCACCACCTCCATCTCCTATGCCCGTCCCGGCTTCGGGCATGCCGCCTGCGGCGGTACCGGCCACTTCCCAGATGCCGCCGCAGGCAGGTCCAAACATCGTTCCGTTCCCCAAACCGCCTATATCGGTCCCCCCAAGCGGTCCCTCCGGCATGCCCGTGACAGCCTCGCCGGTAGCGCCCGGCTTGCCTATGCCTCCTCCGCCTGATCCGATGCAAATGGCACTTCAGCAGGCTTCACAGCGCATTCAGCAGGCTATTCAGTTGATCCGGGACGAACGTTTTCGTGGATTCCGGGTTGATATTGAGGTCGATTCGACGATTTACGGTGATGCGGCTCAAGAAAAGGGTGATCGTACTGAATTTATCTCGGAAGTTACGAAGTATCTTCAAACTTCGATGGCAATGGCGGCTCAAGTACCTGAGATTCTGCCTCTTCTAGGCAAATTATTGCAATTTGGCGTGCGTGGTTTCCGGGTTGGCCGTGATCTTGAGTCTACCATTGAGGAATTCTGCGATTCGGCAGTTAAAATTGCCAAACAGAAGCAAGCACAGGCTGCTGCGCAACCAAATCCGGAGCAAATCAAGGCGAATGCAGAGGCTCAAAAGGCACAAGCCATGTCACATGCGGCTGACGTACGTTCTCAGGCCGATATTGCTAAATCTCAGGATGCTATTAAGACCTCAGGTATTGAAGCACAAGCAAGTCAACAGCAGGCTCAAGCCGAGGTCGCGCGTCAGCAACAGGAAAGTGCTGGTGAGCAACAGAATAATCAAGCTGATATGATGATGAAGCAAATGGAAGTGCGTATGCGTGGGATGGAAATGCAAATTGAGCAAATGCATATTATGGCTGAAAAGAATAAAAATGAAACTGAAATGAAGAAAGCAGAGGCATCTATTGAAGTTGCTGAGGCAAATGCGACTGCTGCCAAAAAAGCAGCAGCTGCCCCTAAACCAACATCAGGTGCGGCATGACCAGAAGCGAGATCAGGAACTATATAGAATCAAAACTCATCTCCCCTTTTAAGCTTGTTATGGGGAATGGGCTTGCTACTCCGTCCGGAATCTATTTTTGGGATGATAATTTTGATGCTGTTGCAGTTATAATTGGAAGGTATGACAATAGCAACGTGACTTGTTTGTCAGTTTCTAGCCTTGAACAGTTGCAAGCTAAAGATGATGATGAAATCAAAAAACTGCTTGATATTCGATTCAATCAAGCAATGAAAACATGGGAACTTTATCTGGAGTACATTAAATGATTTACCGGCGTAGTTTTCTTAAAGGGATGGGTGCTTTGTTTATTGCTCCGGCAATTATTAGGGCTGAGAACCTGATGCCAATCAAGGAATACATGCCTGCGGTGCCTGCGTGGTGTCCTGAAGGTTGGCTTCCACTTGATGGGCGTGAAATAAGCAGGAAATTTTATCCAGATCTTTATGCTATGTACCAGCATATGAGACTACCTTTGGTAGTTCCAACTTATAAATCTTCTGATGGTGTTGAAACTATTATGTCTTACAAAAATCTTGCTCGTCCCAATGGGAAATTGATGTTGGCTGGAGCTTATCATCCTATATATGTGTCGGAGCTTAAGACATGACAATCTTTGTATACCGTAACGGCGTGCTTGTTAATAAAAACAAAGCAGGGCCAAAGAATGAGAAGCTTGGTAAGGCATCTTATGTCATTAGTGACATTATGCCATCCACGAAACACATGGCTAATGGTCAATTTTATGAGAGTAAATCAGCTTTTCGAGCTGCTACTAAGGCTGCTGGATGCCTAGAAGTCGGCAACGAAACATCTACCCTTCTAAAACCTCGTCAAAAAGTTGAACTTGATCGTGGGGCTCGACGTGAGTCGATTCAGCGTGCAGTCTATGAGTTACGTAATCGTTAATTAGGGTCGCACAAGCTGCCCAAAAGGAGAGTAATATGTTGAGTTCTTTTGCACGCCATTTTAATGAAACCGTATTCCGTGGCCCCGATAATGAAGGTGGTGGCGGTGATGTGGAAAATGTTCTTGACACTGGTGGTGATGTTGGGTCTGACGGGGGTGATGTTGGTGGCACAGATGGTGTTGTTGGTGATGGTGAGGGCGAATCGCAAAAGCCGCTTTCGGTGCGGGAACAACTTAAAGCATCGATTGAAGAAGTAAGAGCTGACGAAGAGAGTAAAGCCAAACCCAAAAAGGATGCTAAAACTGGAAAGTTTCAAGCAGCCCTTAAGTCCGGTGAAGTTGTTCCTCCCATAGAGCCGCCTGCTCCTACTGTGGCCGCCCCTGTGGATTTGCCTCCAGAAGCAAAGGCTGAGTGGGATAAAACCCCACCTGCTATGCAAGCGGCTTTCATCAAACGTGGTCAGGATATGGCTGCCGGGGTCGAACAGCTAAAGCAGCGCTATAGCCTGATTGATCAGGCTATTGCCCCGCATACCGATGCGTTGCGGCAAATGAACGCTACCCCGGCAGATGCTGTTAACCGTATGTTCCTGTGGTTCAAGGCATTGGCAGGAAACCCCGCACAATCCTTCCCAGCACTTGCAAAGAGTATGGGCATTGATTGGGTCAAATTGGCTGGTCCCCCGGTTGCGGCTCCTGTCCCCGGCAGTACAGCAGCACCTCCTGAGGGTACGGGTGTAGCACCTCCGACCACTGAGATACCTGCACCTGTTAAAGAATATATTGGTAATCTTGAGCAGCAGCTTCAGCAATTATCTGGTGTTGTGAACCAAATTGGTGGTCAATTTGGAAATATGCAGCAATCATTTCAGTCACAAAGTGAAGCCAAGACTAGAGAAAACCTTAATATTTGGGCAAAAGATAAGCCTCACTTTGAAGCAGTCCGTCAGGATATGGCGAAGTTGATAGAGACACAGGTAGTGCCTTTGCAGGCAAATGGTGAAGTTGATCTGGACACTGCCTACGAACGTGCTATCTATTTTAACCCTGAGGTACGGAAGAAGGTTCTTGCTGAACAACAGCAAGCAGACCAAGCCGCCCGACAGCAGACGCAAGATGCGGCTACAACCGCTCAGCAGACGCAAGTTGGGAAAGCCCGTAAGGCCGCTGTTTCGCTTCCTGCTTCATCCACTCCCGGAGCCACACAAGGCAATAGGGCAGCGGTGAACAAGAAGCCCGGTCAAAAAACGCCAGTTCGAGAATCCCTCAGAGAAGCTATTCAGCAATTGAGGGACCAGTAAGCGTAGAGTGGTCACGACGTGCTAAGAATATGAAAGCTGGGGCTTCTACAAGAAGCTCCGCCTCATCCTCCAGCGGTTACCATTAGGTTGAGCGTAGCGTTTTCAACCATAACCCGGAGATATAACAATGCCAGTAGGTTTTCCAAACCTGTCTGAAATTGTTACTACGACCCTACGCAACCGTACTGGCGAGCTTGCGGACAATATGTCCCGTAACAACGCTGCGCTGTTGCGTCTTAGCCGTCGTGGTAATGTTAAAACCTTCAGCGGTGGTCGTACCATCGTTCAAGAACTTAATTATGCTGATAACCAGACTTATCAATGGTATTCGGGTTATCAGACTTTGAATATTGCACCCAGCCAAGTCTTCACGGCTGCGGAATATCCCATTCGGCAGTCAGCGGTTGCTGTTTCAATCAGCGGTCTGGAAGAACTCCAGAACTCTGGTGAAGAGGCAATCATTGACCTTCTTGAGTCCCGCATCATGAATGCGGAAGATACTTTCATGAACGGCCTGTCACAGGGTATCTATGGTGATGGTACCGTTACTGGTTCGGTAGGCGGTTTGCAGTTGCTTGTTGCAGCGTCTCCTACTACCGGCACCGTAGGCGGTATTGACCGTTCGCAGTGGACTTTCTGGCAGAACCAGACTTGGTCGGCTGCTACTAACGGTAATACTGTTCTTTCATCTGCTTCCATTATGCAGCAAATGGATGCACTTTGGGTGCAGTTGATCCGTGGCCGGGATTTCCCGGACCTGATCATTGCTGATAATACTACGTATCGTTATTACTTGAACGCGCTGCAAGCAATTCAACGTATTCAGATCGAAGGTGGCGCACCGGATATGGCTGATTCTGGTTTCCAGACTCTCAAGTATCTGAATGCTGACGTGGTGCTGGATGGTGGCTTCCAAGGCTTTGCTGCGGATCCTCTGCCGCCTCAGATCAGTTCTTCAACCTCGGCACTCGGTGGTGCTCCATCGACCACAATGTACTTCCTTAATACCAAGTACCTTATGTGGCGGCCTCACGCTCGGCGTAACATGGTTCCCCTTGATCCTGACCGTTTTTCGGTCAACCAAGATGCCATGGTTCGTTTGATTGGCTGGGCGGGGAATATGACTCTCTCGAATGCCTTCCTACAGGGCGTCCTTACGGCATAGTAAAAACGCGTTCTTAAAAATATTTGCTTTGCTCACCCAAAAAATGTTAACTAAGGTCTTCAACAAAAATGGAGGCCTTAGTGGTACTAAAGCGTAGCGTATGGATAGGACGTGAATTTAGCCGTTTAAGAGTAATTGATGTCAAACGGTATGAAGGAGCGGGTTCAGTTTTAGAATGTCAATGTGAGTGTGGTGTTATCACATTGGTAAGATCTTATAATTTGATTAAAGGGACAACTACGTCGTGTGGGTGTGCTGCTCTTGAAGCAAGGACAACTCACGGTAAAACTGACAGTAGAGTATATGTAATTTGGCGTGGGATGAAATCACGTTGTCGTCCTAATAGTCGTAATCATGCAAATTACTTCGATCGAGGCATTAAAGTTTGTAAGCGTTGGCAGAAGTTTGAGAATTTCTACAAAGATATGGGTGATCCCCCAGATGGTCTGACACTTGAACGTAAAGATAATGATAAAGGTTACAGTTTTGATAATTGTAAATGGGCGACTTACACAGAGCAGCTTAATAATCGAAGAAATAATCATGTAATTACAGCGTTTGGTAAAACTCAAAATTTAACTCAATGGTGTACCGAATATAATCTCCCAATCACTACCTTGAAGAATCGTTTGTACCGTGCAAAAATGAAACCAGAAGATGCGTTACGAGCATCTCTGTATCAGAAACAGCGTGGCGTTTAAAATGGATTTCTACGCGCACATGCATGCAATGTTAATATTCTTTGCGGCTATCTATGGACCAGCAACATTTGACAACAGATTTGGTTATTGGGAATCGCTTAACACAAGACCTATCTCTGCAATTACTCATCCTGAGCCAGTTAGAAAGGCATATGGATGTCGGTGTAAACTTACTAAACCAAGGATACTCGTTAATACTCGCAGAGTCAGTAGAGGACAACATGCAAGAAGTGAAGGACCTAGCTGCTGGCATGCGGGGGTTGATGGCGGACTTGAGAAAATTAAATGTTGACGCTAAAAATAAGCTTACCTCTGAAGTCACCCGTGCACAGGTTAATGCTCAAAAGGCCATGTCGCTTGCTACTGAGTTGAGTGATGCAAATAAGGAGGTCGAGGATTTCCTTGGGGAGTCAGGTTCAAATTTCCCTCCCTCAGAGGTCTTAAATACCCCGCCTGTAGTTGGCGAAAAGAGAACAATTGAACATACGTATCCGCGTAGCCGCACATTGCCTAATGGTGTTACTATAAATGAGGAAGTATAATGGCTGTTGTACGTGAATATAAAGGAGAACGTTTTTATCTTAAAAAGGGTGGTCATTATAGAAATCCTAATTCTAGCCTACATAGGCGGGTTTGGGAAGAGTATAATGGTATTATTCCAGATGGGATGATAATTCATCATATTGATAATGATCCTTCAAATAATGAAATTGAAAATTTAGCTTTGTTAACTAGAAATGAACATACGAGTTTTCATATGCGTGAACCGGAAAATGTTTTAAGGATGCGTGCCACGCTTGATCGAGTTCGGTCAATTGGCAATATTATTGATGTAGCTTTTAAATGCGAAGCATGTGGAAAAGATGCATTAGGCCCACGTAAATCTTTTCATTTGGGTAAATTGAGAAAAAGATTTTGTTCAAAGAAGTGTGCTTCAAGAGTTAATTATTTGCGTAATAAAGCTGTTAAAGGATTGTATCTATGAGTGTTCTTTATTTAGCTGAATTGAATGCCATTGGTGGTGGGGGCAATCATCCTATTTCAGGTGCGCAATGGCCCCCTGTTGCAGAACAAGTGATCAATATTACTGGTGCTTCTGTTCAATCGGTTATTGTGAATAAAAATACTACGTTGCTTCGAGTTAACGTGGATACTGCATGTTCAATTGCAATTGGTTTAACTCCAACAGCGACATTAACTACTGCTCGTTTAGCATCTAATCAAACTGAATATTTTTCTATTCCACCAAATTCTAACTATAAACTGGCTGTGATCGCAAATGTCTAAGGGGCAGCAACATGATGGGGACTAGTGGTGGTCCAAGTGCTTCCAGTACTTCTGATACAACCAACCTTGCACAAGGGGCGGCGGCGCTAAGTGCTTTGGCATCATTGCTTGAGATTGTATCCAATCCAGCATCCGCTAAAGCTGCACTCAAGGAACTCAATTCAAAAAGTGTTGAAATTCAAGCTTTGCTTGAGCAAGTTAAGAATCAATATCAGGCTATTGAATCTATACATAAGGAAGTGAGTGCAAAACAGGAAAAAGTTAATTCTGGTATCAAGGCATTGGATGCCAAAGATAATGATTTGCGGGTGCGTGAGGCTGATGTTTTTGAAAAACTCAGTTCGATTTCAGGGCGTGAAGATTCATTCTTGAAGGCCAAGCATGATTTTGATCAATTAAAAAAGAAGAAACAAATAGAACATGAAGACCGCGTCGCAGTATTGGCCAAGGCTGAAGCTGAGAACACAGCCAAATTGACTAATTTGGTTGCTGATACGGAAAAGGTTCTTGCAGCCCGTAGAGTCGCACTTGAAGCTGAATTTGCTTCATTGAAGAACGAATATAGTTCTAAAGTAGCTAGTGCTGCTGAAAAGGATAAGGCTGCTGCGGAAGCTTTAGCTATTGCTGAAGAAAAGAAGAAGCTTTATGAAGGACGTATGGCTTCACTCAAGCAATTGATGCAAGAGGGTTAAATGGCGAAGCAAATGGGATATTTGATGGTAGACCACCGGGCATCACCGGGGCTTCCTGAGGATATTGCACGTCAAGCGGGATATGATCCAAAATGGTGTCGTGAAGGCAAGGTCTATGAAGCTGATACGATGACCTGTAGTCATTGTAAGTGCAGTGTGGTAAAAAACCCGTTCAGAGTTCGTGAGCGTATTTTTTGTGTAAAATGTTCAGGCCATTATATCTGTGATATGTGTGCTTTTAAAGCATCTATGCCTGATTATATACATGCTCCATTTGAGAAAATAGCTGAACAAATTATGCTCACTGAGTTGCGGCAGTTTCAAGAGGGTTCACCGATGAAACTGTTAATAGGAGGCTAATGTGGCACTAAGGGTTGTTTCTATTGTTGCAGTTCCTGGAATTGATACCTCAACTGCTACAGGATTTGTGTCATGTAATAGGTCGCCTGCGGGGCCAAATGCTCATGAAATGGGGATGGTTATAGGTCAGGTGCTTGACCTTTCCATTAGTGGGGACATTACACAGCAATTTGCCCTAGTCCAAGATTGGCAGGATACGACCGAAAAAGTAGTTACCTATGGGTTGCTTCAAAAGCCCGGATTTAATAATTCGGGTAAGCAGCTTTTAGCAATCTTTATGGCCCCATAACAAATTGAAAGGAATAGGTAGCCATGTCTAAGCGCATTTTCCAACAGTCTACGTTTACCCCTACTCAACAGGCGGATAGTGCTTCTGCACTTACTGGTTCATTTATGGCTCTCAAAGCAGGTTCGGCCACTGATATTTTAAAGATCGGTAAGGTAGTTCTTGCGGGGCAGGCTGCGTCTTCGGCCATTAATGCCATGTGCTTAGCGCGTTCGTCCACGCTTGGTATTACTCCAACAGCTTTGGCTGTACCGAATTCTGATGGTCCAGCTAATATTGCGGCTACTGCAGTAACTACTGTTCCAGTGGCTTTTGTTGCGGCTGCTACCGCTCCTGTTCGTAATACTGCGGTAACCGTTGCTCGTCTCAATCTGGTTTTTAATGCTTTTGGTGGCATTATGACTTGGCAGACTAACCCCGGTTCTGAAGAGGAATGGACATCAGTTGGTACCGCAACTACTTCAAATTCAGAAACTTTGCTGTCGGCTTTTAACGTCGGTGCACCCGGTGCGATGTCAGGTGAGTTCTTCTATGAAGTCCTGTAAGGGAACAATAAATGGCTGCAACACAACAAACTCAAGCCATTGCAATTGCTAATCAGTTGATTGGTTTATCGTCAGCATTGATGTCGATCTACACTCAAATGGTCGTGCTTGATGCAGCATGGACGGATCAGGGTGTAGCTAATGTGCTTAATGCGATGGGCACCGTAGCATTGAACACGGATGGCTCGAATGGCGCAGTGGATGGTACACCAAATGTTACACATCCACTTGATCCTGCTAAGTACCCGACATTATCGCGATCGTTGTCTGCAAACCAGATTACATCGCTTAAAACTGTATTGGATAATATTGTTACTTATGTGAATGGTAGTGCGGTGAGTGCCACGGCCAGTGCAAGAGCCATACTTAATACAACTGTTGGTGGCTAGATATGGCCACTAATTTCCTTTGGGGCCCAGTTGGTACCGTCATTCATTTGTTGACGACGGAATTGAACACGCTTGCAAGCGGGGCCGGTGCTGCTTATGGACCTGAAGTTGGTGGCGCAACTAGCGCTCAACGTGGCATGCTTTATTTGCATCTTGCGTCACTTTCTGTAGCATTAACAGCAAATTCTTATGTCAGTGTTTATTTGGTGCCATCAAGTACAACGGCTTCTGGTGCAACTTACTCGTCATATACTTCTGGTACAACTCCTCTTTATTCTGGAAATGGATTTGTTGGAAATATAAATTTGTTTCCAAAAGCTGCTGCAGCAGCTGTGGTTGATGAAGTATTTCCGGGCGTCATTATTCCGCTTGGTTTTTTCAAATGTATTCTTATTAATAATTCTGGTCAAGCACTTGCTGCTTCTGGTAATACTCTCGATCTGTACCCGACGCCAACGCAGTATTAAAAATGTCGGTACTTGTCCCCAATATCAGGCGAGGGCAAGCCAAGCCTTACGCCAGTGTTCCACGTATTGACTGGACACATCCGCTTGCGGCGAATCTAGTTTCCTATAATTATGATCTTGGTGGCCAACTCATTGATTTAGTCAATGGTGGCATGGGTGTGGAAACGGGCGGAACTGCTACTCTTGCTAGTAGGGCACAATCCAAATTAGGTTATGGGTATAAATACGCAGGAACCGCTTCCTGCGATGGTGCTGAAGCAGCACTTCCAACTGTGCAAGCAGCCAAGCTGATGACTGCTGCCCCATACGCTGTTGCGGTTGGAATGTTGCCAACAGGTTCTCCGACAGCTTCTACTTCAATCATATCGATCATGGATCCAGCCAATAATTTTGGCTTTCAACTTAACGTTCCAAGCACAGCAACTCTGTTTGAGGTCAAGTATGCTGGTTCTGCAGCTACCCCTGAAGATTATATAACAGCGGCAAATACCAATAGCGTTGGTGTTTATCATACCGTAATTGGCAATGCGGCTACATCGACCACTGGAAGTGTTTATGTAGATGGGAAGCAGGACGGTACGTTTTCAGGAAATACTACAATCTTTACTTCATCGACGTATCAATTGCTTTATAATCACATTTTCGTCGGTGGTAATAGCGGTAGTGGTGGCATCAATGGGTTTATCTATTATGTCGCTCAATGGAATAGAACTTTAACTGCTGCAGAGGCTTCTCTTCTTCATAGTGAGCCTTATTGTTTTTTGATTTATCCAGAAGAGGATATGCTTGCAGAGCGTGTTGGTGTTACGGCATCTGTTGCGTTGCCATTTAATACTTATGAGTATCCAAAGGTATGGGATATACGACAGGCACCTTATGATGTATCGGTAGGGCTTAATCCTAATTTATTCAAGAATCCGATTCCAATTTTTAATGGTGATGGGAGTTCTAGCAAGATTAATCCTAAGTGGTTGCCTCAGCCACAGATTGGTATCAATCCAAATCTGTTCAAGAACCCTATCCCATTTAATCAGTTTGATTGGTCTAAACCATTACGAATACCAGAAGCTCCATTTGATCTTTCAGTTCAGACTAATCCAAATCTATTTAAGAACCCTATTCCATTCTTGAATATAGGGGGAAGTAGTTGGGGTGTAACTGATTTACCTGTACCACAGCAACCTTATAATCAGAATCTTTATAGTGTCGTCGTGACGACGTTGCCGTTTAATCAGACTGCTTGGTCGAAGTCGACTACAGTACGACGTGCACCATCTTTTGATGCTCCTTACAATCAAAATCTCTATCAGGTGACTTATACCCTGATGGGGCAGGTATGGTGCTGATATGGGTGCTCTTTTTGATGCCAAAGCCTTAACGGTAACTGCTGCTGGCGGTGGTGGTTCTGGCTTTACAAGCCCACAGACCAACACCACGCTAACTGTTGGCCCGAACGGTACTCTTCTCATTGCTGCGGTGGCCCTTGGTGATACAGCTGCGCTTAGTGCGGCCTGTACTGGGGTGCAATGGGGCAACGTCCCGATGACGGAGCTTCCTGGTTCTCCTCTGAATGAAACGGATAATTTGGTTCAGGTTGCCGTCTTTGGGTTGTTAAATCCGGCCAGTGGCAATCAAACGTTAACGGCTACTTTTACTGGTACTACGGGAGGTACTGGAAATCAAAGAGTTTACATCGATTGTTTTTCATTTACTGGTACTGATACTACCAGTATTGCCAATTGCATTCCCTCTTCCGATACTATAACGGCTGCAACAATTGGAAGTAATGGTCTTTATACAATTAATCCTCAAGCGGTGACGACTGTTATTGGTGATATGGCTTTGGCCGTTATGAACACGGCAAGCGTTTCAATTCCGGCAGCAAATGTTGGAATATTGATTAATGAGGATAATGCGCTTTCAGGCATTGCTTATGGTAGCATTTACAATCCCGCTATTGGTCCTACGACCAGCCTTCAATTTTCTGGAATGGCTGCTGGTTTTCCAAATGCTACTGCCATCTTCTATCATGTTTTGCAAGGTACAGCGGCTCAAACACGTCCACCGCACGTAACCAAGCTAAAATCTTGGGTTTATCCGCCAACGCCACAACAGGCTTATAATCTTAATCTTTATACTACGGTTGTAATTCAAACTCCATTCAATCAATATGATTGGTCGAAGCCATTTCAACGATTAAGCCTGCCTCCTAACTTTGATTCGCTTAATCCTAATGTTTTCACGAACCCCTATCCGTTCAATCAAATTGATTGGTCGAAATCAATACGTGTGCCACAAGCACCGTTTTCTCCAACTGATCCATTAAATATCAATCTGTTTACCAATCCGATTCCATTCACTCAAATTGATTGGTCTAAACCATTTCGTATTCCGTTATCATTGCCGCAACCATCGCCACCCCTTAATATTAATTTATTCACGAACCCTTATCCGTTCAATCAGTATGATTGGGCGAAATCAGTCAGGATTCCACAGGCACCGATTGATCTATCGGTACAGTTTAATCAAAATCTAACGAATTTCTTTCCATTTAATCAGACTGATTGGTCGAAACCTTTCAACGTGCCACATGCGCCGTTTGATTTGTCGGTATCACTCAATCCTAATATCTTTACAAATCCATTTCCATTCTTGAACATTGATACTTCACGTCCGGGCCGTTTGGCAGGATTGCCGCAGGTTGATACACCGTATAATCAACCGCTTTATACTGTTATTATCTCAATTTTGCCATTCAATCAGATTGATTGGTCAAAGCCGTTTACAGTACCGCATGCCCCATTTGATTTGTCAGTATCGTTAAATCCAAATATCTTTACAAATCCGTTCCCTATCTTGGCAACGGATCAGTTGCCTATTTTTAAAGTACCTTTGACGCTGCCACAGCCGTCGCCACCTCTTAACATCAACTTGTTTACGAATCCTTATCCATTTTTGAATATTGATAGTTCAATTGTGCCTTTGCGCCGTGCGTCTGTACTTCCGGATCAAGCTTATAATCAGTCACTTTATACGGTGACTGTTACAGCACCTTTTTATGCTGCTGAGATCCTGATTTCTCGAAGGCCAGTATCTTCACCACTGCTGGATCCACCGTTAAACATTAATTTATTCACGAACCCTTATCCGTTCAATCAGTATGACTTCCTCAAGTTATTGCGGACGCCACAAGCGCCGTTTTCGCCCGATCAAGCGTTGAACATAAATTTGTTCACGAATCCAATTCCTGTTTTCAATTATGATACATCTGTTTCAGTTAGACTGAAAGGATTTGTAGATACTTCTCAGCCATATAATGTTAATTTGTATGGTGTTGTTACTGTACAGGTTCCGTTTAATCAGTCTGATTGGTCAAAGGCATTTGTACCTAAATCTGTTCCTACACAGGATCAGGCACTCAATATCAACTTGTTTACTAACCCTATTCCGTTTTCTCAGTATGACTGGCGTAAACCATTTGGGGTGCCGCATGCACCGTTTGATCTTTCAGTTCAGACCAATCCGAACCTGTTTAAGAACCCATTTCCGTTTAATCAGTATCAGTACCCAACTCAGCGTCCTGTCAGGTTAGGGCCTCCGCATGTGCCGCCTTATAATCAGAACCTTTATACGGCCACGCTAGGTACGACCTCGCACATTGTTAAGTTTATTGGTAATGTCGGTCACTTCATGATTCGATAATGAGGATAGAGATGAAAAAGCTTCTCCTAGCTCTTCTTTTGCTGTTTGTACCTATGGAAGCTTATGCCGCAGCTTCTGGTGCCAATAACGGTGCAGTGGTCAAGAAAACTGCGGCATTGGCATCGAGTTTGGTTCTGAGAACCACTTGCAATCAAAACTGTGTTCTGACCAGTTTTGAAGTATCTCAAGATAGTGCATTATCTGCTGCTCCTTGGACTATTTTGATTTTTGATGCAACAGCAGTTCCCGGTGATGGCGCTGTTACCCCAGCCAAATGTTATACAGTTCCTTCTGGAACAACTTCATTTACAGCAGCATTTAATACACCACCAATTTTTCTTATTGGAATTGTGATTGTTCTTTCCACGAATGCAAGTTGTTTTACTCAGAATTCAGCGGCTGTAGGTGCGCATGCTTTTATCAGTGGAGATACACAATGAGGTTTATCCTTATTGCAGCATTTTTACTACTGTGTAGCCCATCTTGGGCACAGCATAGTACGACGAATGGGTATTTTTTTAGTACGAATAATGTGTCAAAAAGCTCTGTAGCTTCTCTTCCACCCTGCAATACGGGTCAAAATGCGGTTATTCGTCAAGTGACAGATGCTTTGGCCCCAGTTATTGGGTCGATTGTTGCTGGTAGTGGGGCTGTAACTGCTTTGGTGGTTTGTAACGGAACAAACTGGCTAGTCAGTTGACGAACTACTTGACTTCCCATAGAAGTAACACTGGTGAAACCAATCACCTACTTCCCGTGCGTGTCCTTGGAAACCAATTCATGGACTTCAGTTTTTAGAATTCCAACTCACACATGAGGAGCCTTAAATGGCAGCCGCCCTTTATAATACTTCTAACATGGAAGGCGTTGATATCAATGCAGTCTTCATTCTGAATGCTGTTGGTACCCCTGAAATTCCTCGTCCTCCATTTGCAACTGGTCAGTTGGCTTGGGGTACAGATGGTTCAGAGTGGGTTTATTGTACTTCTTCGGTAAGCATCCCAGCTGGTTCAGCTGTTGTGGTAAGTGTTGTTCCCGGTTCTTGGTCTGTTGCTTTAACTGGTGGCGCGACTGCTGGTTCAAACGTCGGTGCATTTGTTGGTATCGTTGGTGGTTCACAGGGCAGCATGCTTGTTCCTGCTCCGGCTGCTCCACAAACAGCTACCTTTTTCTGGACTCAGGTATTTGGTAACTGCCCAAATGTCCGTACTTTGGCTTCCACTACAGCAAATGCCGCGCTTTTCAGCGTTGCAGCAACTGCTGGTGCTTTATTCTCGACATCCCCCGGTACTGGTAGCGGTTTTAGCATCACTGGTATGGTTATCAGCCAAGCGACCGGTTCGCTTGCTGGCCCAAACACAGCTATTCTTAATAACCCAACGGTTCTTGCTAACACCTAATTTGGAAGGCGATTGGATTGCTCGCTTTACGCGATAGCCTTTCAGCAGGGGTCAGTCTTAAAAAGCTGGCCCCTTAGTTTGTAAACAGGAGCACAAAATGCAGCGTAAAACGTATGAAGAAGTTAAAGAACTTTTTGTGATGGCATATCATAATCAAAACTGGTCTGAAGCAATTATTTGGTCAACTGAACTTCTTGAAAGATTTGAAAACAACCTTCAAGCTGAGAAATATCTTTCACGTATTTGGGATAATCGTGTCACCTGTATTCAACAGTTAGGGCATTATTTGGATGCTATTATTAATTACGATAAAGCTTTGGAAACTGAAGAAAATAAAATTTTAAAAGCGCGAATTCTCTGTAACAGAGGCGCTGCATATTATGACATGGGTAATATAGTCAAAGCAAAAGGAAGTCTCTTTCAATCCATCGAACTTGAAGAAATACCCCAAGCGTTATTGACTTTAGGAAATGCTTATAAACATGAAGGGAATATTCAAAAAGCTCTTTCTTATTACCGTAGAAGCAAAACTGTTGATCCCGAATATGCTGACGGTCACTTTGTCTACGGTATGGCACTTCTTAGTGCGGGGCATTTGCAGGAGGGTTGGAAAGAGTATGAATGGCGGTGGAAAACCAATCAACTACCCGCACGCAAAATGAAATGCCCTCAATGGAATGGTGAGGATCTGACCAACAAGAATATTCTTGTGTATGGTGAGCAAGGTTTGGGAGATATCATTCAATTCTCCCGTTATGCAAATATTCTTGCTAATCGTTATCCACGATCAAAAGTCATTGTTGAGGGCAGGCCGCAACTAAAACGCCTTCTTGAAACTATTCCTGATATTTATGCTGTTATAAATGTTGGCGAGAAGATCCCAGAACTTGATTATGCTGTGCCTATGTTGACTTTGGCAGGAATGTTGACCCCGGATATTGAGTCTATTCCATCTAATGGAAGAGAGTTCTACCTGAATTATCGTGATGTTGATGCATGGGATGCAAGATTAAAAGAATTGCCTAAAGGTATTAGAGTTGGTCTTTGTTGGGCTGGTTTGAGTAGAAGGACAAATGTTGCCGCCGCTGCTGTTGATGCCATTCGATCCACTGACTTAAAAGTTTTGGCTCCACTGGCTAAGATACCCGGCATTATGTGGGTATCACTTCAACATGGTGTTCCTTCAGAGCAGGTTAGAACTCCACCTGCTGGCATGTCTATTGCGGACTGGACTGAAGACATGTACGATTTTTATGAGACATGTTGCGCCATTGAAAACTGTGATCTGGTTATTTCAGTTGATACGGCGGTAGTTCACGCCGCTGCGTCGTTAGGCAAGCCTACGTGGCTGTTAAGCCGCTGGGATGGGTGTTGGCGTTGGTTCGGTACCCGTGAAGATAGCCCGTGGTATCCAAGCTTGCGTCAGTTTACCCAACCGGTCCCCGGTGACTGGGATGGGATGCTGCAAAAGGTTGCAAAAGAATTGACTGTATTCGTTGAATCTCATGGTAAGCCAGAATTGGACTTGACACTGGCTAAGTAATACGATTTGCGCTATCTTCGTAATTTAACAGGAGTTTAGTTATGGACGAACTTTCAAGTCATACTAGTATTCGTCGTGTCGGTGAATGGGGTGGGGTGGTCAATTATGGAGGCGGGGATGCCTCGATGGTTGTGATGTTTTATATGAAGGGTGTGCACAATCCTGCCAAATCAGCTGAAGTCGGCCGTCCATGGCTTGATGACAAGATTTATGTTCGTATCCATCCTCCGGGTGAACGTCTCAATATTGTTGATAGGGAAGCAACTGACCTAGAAAAGCGCCGCTATCCATTGCAGTGGCAGCAATTTCAACAGAACGCCCCTCAGGTATCCGAGGGTACCCCGGTAGAAATGCTATTTCCTGCCTCCCCGGCTACCGCTGGTGCCCTGAAAGCTTCTGGCGTTCATACCGTTGAACAACTAGCTAAACTCTCTGCTCACGCCATTGAAACCATTGGAATGGGTTGCCAGCAATGGGTCAATGAAGCTGTTCGTTACCTTGAGGTAGCGAACAAGGGTGTCAAGGCCAGTCAGCTTAAACAAGCTCTTGATGAAAAGGATAGAGAGATTCACAGCCTCAAGAATAAACTTGATTTGGTTCAATCTCAACTTAAGGCTATCCAAGCCAATCAGGAAAATTCTGTCACCATGGCTGATGTTCAGCAAATGCTGGCCAATCAAGGTGGTGGAATGAAGCGTGGTGTATTTGTTCCCAATAGTAATTTCGATGCTCAGACTGCGCAAATTAATGCTACCCGTATTGTACCTGAGCCTAAGCGTTCCCGAACCCGTCTCAAATAAGGAGTCATTTTAATGCCTGTAGCATCTGCTGACGCGCTAATGGGGCTTGGCCTTCCTGCGCAATTGGCTCAATTGTTGGGTGGTAATCCATCTCAAATAACTTGCGCTGGTACCACACAAGGTAGTGGACCTATAATCAAAAGCACGAATACTGAATTGGTAGTTGTCGTTAGTCAAACTTCTTGTAGTCTTCCAGTTACACCAGACAATGCTAATGTTATGGTTCCCTATAATGTTTTCAATCCAGCAGCCGGTGCCAACTCTGGCCTTGTTTTTGTACCATCTGGTCATACTGTAAATGGTTCGCTTAATGGTAGTGTAACCATCCCACAGAATAAGTCTGCTATTATATGGCAGTATAAGCCTAAGTTTTGGGCTTCTGTCGTATCCGCATAAGGAGAATTAAAATGATTGGTGGAAGTACGTTGACCCTTATGGGTTTGGGTATGCAAGGTGAGTTGGCAGATATTATGGGCGCGGATTACGCTCTTCTTGTTGGTGTAGGTACCGCACAAGCTGGAGCTAAAGCTATTATAGGGGATAATGCAGAACTTAGTGCTGCTTCTAGCCAAACTGATTTTGTGCTCCCCACTACTCAACAGATTGCGGAGGCAGTTTTTGCTGTAAATCCTAGTGGCACAACTGCCCGAGTGTGGTGTCCAGTTGGTCACACACTTAATAATGTAGCTAATGCAAATCTTTCAATTGCAACGAATAAAGCTGCAATCTTTTGGCAGTATAAGTCAAAGTTCTGGGCTTCTATTCTTACGAACTAAGGAGGTTTCTATGACTACTGTTGCTATCGCAGGAAGAATTACGGAAATTGAGTATGAGGATTCTTTTGCTATAGTTTCATTGTCTGATGGAAAAGAAGGAGTTGATGCCCCAACTACGATATCTCCATCCGGTAAACCTGTGACAATTGTAATTGGTACTAATACGCCTTTTACTGGTTCTGGCACGCCTTCAGGCTTCATTTTGTCTTCTACTTTTAATATTGGAGATGTAGTTGAAGTGTATCTTAGTGATGCTTCTCTTGTCAGTGGTTTTGGCAGCATTAAGGTTTTTGATGAAAATAATAATCTTATTGTTGTCAGTGAAAAAGGTTGCATTCTAAGAAAATTAACCACAGGAACTGGAAATAATTGGGGTCCAGTTGCTAAATCGTTATAAGCCATGGGTCTTAC